GCGAGTACATAGCTGAGATTTCTTTTATAGCAAGATCAGTTACCTTACCATTAAGAATATCTGCCGGGTTAGGCATACGCGCAGCTACTTTGCGGTGAGCCATAAACTTAATAGCAAGACCCTCACCCACAGAACCCGCAATCAAGTGTTCTAGTGTGTCGGTGTCAGTGTCATTATCATCAAGCAACTGGCTTACAAACACCCATGAACGCGGGGTAGCAAATGCTCGTGAAGAAGACTTAGCGTTAAAGTCATACATGTCATTTTTTGCAAATGACAAGTAACCAACTACGTCTTTGTGAATGCCTTTGTTAACAGCCCAGTTCTGCCAAGCGTTAAAGTCGGGGCGCATTTCAAGGTGAATGAAACGATTAGCAAGCGGCATGGGCATACGATAAGTAACACCTTTGTCACTGTCGCGGTTACCTGCTGCTACGATTACTACGTTATCAGGCAAACGATACTTACCTACTCTGCGGTTAAGAATCAACTGATAACCAGCTGCCTGCACTGCGGGAGGAGCCGAGTTCATTTCGTCAAGAAAGAGTACGATCAGAGGATACTGACTAGCAAGTTCTTGATCAGGAAGATCAATTGGTTCAGCCCAATCCATCTTATTAAGGTCTTTGTTGAAGAATGGAATACCGCGAATGTCAGTAGGTTCCATTTGAGCCATACGAAGGTCAATCATCAAGCCGCCCATTTCTTCAGTAATGTCAGCTACTACTTCCGACTTACCGACGCCGGGCGGGCCCCATATAAAAACAGGGCGTTTTACTTTGAATGCTTTGAGAAGTGCTCGGCGAAGCTGTACTGAAGTTACTGTCAAGCTGTCTGTGGTGCGAGTCATAAATGCTCCTAATTGTTATATTACAAAATAAAGTATTGCGAGAAGTTATAGTTTACGAAAGTAACTAACTAATGTCAACTACTTTCGCATTATTTGGGTAATCATTTAGACGATGTTGTTATACAGCTTCCAACATGTTCATGGGAACACGCCAGTTACCTTGATTAGTTTTGACAGTAGCAAACTTGATTGCTACCTTAGTCAGTGTACCAACATAAACACCATGCCGATCTTTAAACGAAACAGTGTCACCTACAATTAAAGACCGCTTTACTTGAGTGCGCAGTTGGGCTCTAGCATAATTGATAGCTTGAGCAAGGTCGTTAATGTCATCATTAGTCAAATTACTATTGATAATTGCACTGCGAATTTCTTTTACTGAGTTCATTTTCAAGCTCCTGTTTATTTACTGTATGATGTTAGTATAGCAGATTTGGGTAAGAAGTCAAGCCTTTTTATTCAGCTACGCGATAAATGATACCCTGATCAGTAACAGCTTTTACAATACTGTCTTGGGCCCAATTAGATTCCCATTCTTTGATCAGCTTGCGATCACGGGGTCGCGCATTGTGTACTTTTACGCGGGCCCACTTTTTGCAGTAAGTGATTGTAACTTCATCACTTGCATAGATCATTTCAAGTACAAGCTTCATACGCTCAGCTTTAAGCTTGAGTTGATTAGAAAAACGTGAAGCATTGACGGCGCTTTTGAAAGCAGCATCACGAGCAGCAAAGAAAGCATAACGACCTGCGCTTTTGTGTTCAGTTTCAAGCATTTGAATTGACATATTACTTTAGCTCCTGTTTGTTGACTGTATGATTAGTATAGCACAATTGGGCAGAATGTCAAGCCTTTGGGTAGAAATAGTTTAAAATATTTTCTTTAATAAAATCAATAGGTTACTAAGTTGTTGATTTTATTGACAAAGTATAGCTAATAAGAGCATTTTGTCAGCATAATCAATAGCTTTGGCTAGCTCTTCCTTAGGTCTTTGAGCAATACCGGGAGATCGGTTGGTTCTAGCAACTACTTCAGCTTTGGATAATTCGGTTACTAAGTGATCTAGGTTCTTGATCATCTTTTTTAAGTCTGGGTTGTAGTTTAGCTCTTTCAGTCGTTTGGAAAGAGCATCTACAAGTTTTTGTGCTTCTACTGCGGTTGTAAATTCAGTCATTAGTATTCAAGCGCCTAATAATTTCTTCAGCCCAGTCTTTGGCGTGTAGTGTGTTCCACCATTCATACTCGGGTATGATAGCATTATATTCTGTGTTGTCAAGCCTTTCAAATACTTGATTAGTATCTTCAAATCTTCCTTCATCAATCGTGTCCATCCAAACTATAAAGTCAGCATTAAAATCTGTGCGTAACTGTTTAGTTGGACACACAAAGTCACAAATTACATAAGATCCATTTCTTTTGGCTTTGTCAGCTAATAGCTTCATCCTATTCATTTGTCTGTGTCTACCAATTGGGGTAAAGTCCCAATCGTTAAACTGTTCTCTTACTTGATCAGCGTTAAACCATTCAACTTGATACTGTTTATCTTCTAATGCTTTCTTTAGAGCAGCAGCCAAAAATGTTTTTCCTGATCCCGGGAGTCCCATAATCAATATAGTTTTCATGTTTACTTTCTTAGTAGTGGAGGAATGCCAGCGCGTGATACTTTAAATCCAAAAGCTTTAGCGTTCTTTCTAAGTGTATCAGGTTTTATATCCACTGTCAAGGCTGTTTTAAACCTTGGATCATTTTTTTCTTTTTCACTTGGAATGTAACCTGATGCAGACTCATTTGTTTCGGCTTTAGCTAATCTATCATAGTAGTTAGGAAATTCTTTTAAATGATCTAACGCGATTTCTTTAGCTACTTGTTTATTGGTAGTATGTTCTAACTCAACTCGTATTCCTTTGTTCAATTGTTGTATTAGTTGGTTAACAGGTACTGAATGCTTTTTTGCTAGTTCGTGTACTGTTAATGTGGGTTTGTCTAACTGATCAGCTTCTTCTATACTAAGAGACTTACTATGTAGTTTATCTCTTAATGAGTATAATGCAGTAATGCCACCTTGTGTTCTTAATGCTTTATATGACAAGTTTTCAGGTGAAAATTCTCCACCTTTGTCTAATCCTGCTTGCCGATAGCGTTTTACTAAAGATATCGCATCATTTACTTTATCTAAGTCTTTTGATTTAAGTGTTAATTCTATTAGCTTAGCCAACTTTTCAAATTTAGCTTTAGTTTCTTTATGATCTAGATTAGCTTTGCTTTTCTTAGGAAAGTGTATCCATTCGTTATTCAATACACTATATTCGCCTAATGACCGCACTGGTTTCTTTACATCTTGTACATATAATTCTACAGGAACACCATGAACAGTAATATCATGAGAATCGTTATACAATGTTTTTTTAGCAGTAAAAAGTTCTTGATAAACTTCATCATTGGATAGATTGCTAAAATCAACTAAAATGTGTAAATCTAAATCAGAATGCGGTGTATAGCTAAATGCTGCGTTAGACCCCGATATCGTAATATCATCTACATCTAATTGACTAACACCAAGTTCTTGTAAGAAATCTTTTGCTATTACTATTAGTTGTTCTCTAACTTCTGGATCTAATTGGTCATCGTTCCAAAGAGCAGGGTTAAGTTCATCGTGAAACTTAACTGCATCTGATAGACTGAAATCTGTTAATTCTGTTATTAATACCATACTACTATTTAGTATAGATAAAAAGAAAGGGAGCATAAAGCTCCCCTCTTAGTTGTTTGATAACAAGGTAACCAGCCCCGTGAAGCTTACGCCGCTAGGCGAATATCTTCAAGTGCGAACTCATCGTTTGCGTTTACTTTTTTGCTTCTTTAACCGAGAAACTCCCAGTCCTTAAAGGTGTTCTGCGTTCACCTATTCTCCACATACCTTCAGTTGTTTGGCGAATCCAAATCATCCCCATCAAAAGAGTACTATAAAGAACTACCTAATCCCCTTTCAGTAATTTACCATCGCGGTCAACAGGCGGAACGATGTAATACTCTTTTGGTGGAGATGCCGGGGTTCGAACCCGGGTACAAACTTCCTATCTCATGCTTCAACGAATTTCTTTTTTAGCAGCGTCATAAAAGCTGCTTGATGTTTTAGTATCAGCTTGTTTTATCAAGCATCTACCACAACAACTTCCAATTAGTTTTGCTAACTCAGGTTGTCTTTTGATATCTTGTTCTCTAATGTTATTACAGATACATAATATCATAAAACTCCCTTATTATTCTATTTAGCTGGTTGAGAAGCCTCTAGAACTTCGTTAGAAGCTTCTACCCAAGCTTTGATAGTTTCATTTTCACTGATCTTATTACTGAAATTATCTACTACCCACTTGCATGTGTCAATACTTTTGGAGTGATATCCAGGTAAGTTAACAATCATTACATGCTCGTAATTGCTACATTCATTGCAAACATCGAAACCGTTGCCACGCATAGAAATAAAACCATTTCTATTCGCTCAAGTGATACACTCTTTTTAAGTTTTCTTGTAGCCATTACATTGCCGTACTTGATTCTTCTTGTGAAAGACATTTTTTTGTTCCTTTTCCTTTATGAGGTTATTTAAAATTGAATTAGTTACAACACCATGCTGTAACTAACGAAAAGAGTTGTTACTCTTTCGCACACTATTTATCAAAGTGATACGCATAGTAACAATATATTGTAGAAATAGCAAGACATTTTTAGGGTGAATTTACCCAAAATGCTAGTTATCAAATCTAGCTTTTAACCATGCCCATTCGTAGCTTAGTTTTAGTTTGTTAAACTCACCCTCAACTTCATTATAATAGTCGCTAGCGTCTTTTGCACCTTTCAAACAGTAGTCAGCAAAGTTGCCTTCAGCTTTTGTTAGCCAAGTATCTAAACGCTGCTTGCTGATTGAGTCAGTAGCGGCTTTTAGTTTTATTACTTCTCTAAACGCAGTACGCCAAGTAGCAAACGCATCAGTGTTAAACATAGCCGTACCTGATATTTCTTCTACTACTTCGTGTTCATCGTCTAGTGTAAAGTCTAAGCCTTTACCTATATTGTTTAGTACCAATGACTTTTGATAAGCAATCATTGCTTGGTGACCATAGACTAAACCATTCACCGGGTTTTCAGCATAAAAGATATAATGCTTAGCAACTTGCATTCTATCGGGTTGCCATGCCCAATCAAACTTGTCATTTACTTTTAGCTTGGCGAAAACTGTAAACGCCCATGGAGTGTTACTTGCTTCTAGTGCAGCATGATAAGCTTGTACTCTACCATTTATACCATCTACTCTTACTACACGATTAGAAAGTTTGTGAGTTACTTTTAGCAAGTGCTCGTAGTTTTCTTCAGCATCTTGTTCTCCATTGCTCAAGAATACGATATCAATAGGCTTAGACTTTGCTATACGATCTACTTTTTTGATATATGGATAATCGTACAACTCTCTTTTTACATACTCTTTGGCTTCTTGAGGCACTATAATTTTTGTAGCACCTTCGCTAGCAACTATAATTGTTTTAGTTCTAGGTGACCAAAGATTCATTGGTTCATCGTTTAAAGTTTGAATATTTTCATCTGTGCTGCTAATCATTGTTACATATGGAAAGTCAAACTCTGTGGGTATAGCAGTTGCATGTGTGTCATCATGAACGATAATAATTGGTTCTAGCAAACGATCAACTCGCATAGTTTGATTGAAGTTTATCTTTTCGTAATCTTCTAAACTTGCAATACTTTCTAATTGTAGTTTTGTTTTGTTTACATCTAATAAGAATGTATCACCGAACTTTTGTTTTTCGCTAGGGAACACATGTAGCTGATCTCGTGCAAAAGGATCACTGATATATGTAAAGTCAAAGTTAGTGTAATCACATACTGAACTGCACAACCAAAGATAATGTTCTTTCTTTGTAATCATATTAGTTAACAAGTTTTTAAAAGTTCTTAAATAACTACCGTCGTATTTTATCGTAGTTAAATTAGCTTTTAGTGTTGTATCTAAATTAGTTTTTAGTGTTGTATCTAAATTAGTTTTTAGTGCTAAAAATTCTGCAACTTGATTAGCTTCTTTATTTCCATGATCTATCAATACAATATCATGTTGACATTGAGTAGCTTTTGCTTTTCTGTCTTTAACAAAGTTTACTATAGAAAGGTGTTCAATGATTTTTACATACTTAGTATCTTCAGGGAATGTTTCTTTGTTTACTAAAAACGTAGTACCCCAACGTGACCATTGAGTACCAAACACTGTTAACATTTTCATTTGCCAGGGGTTAGGATAATAATTAAAGTCAAAGTTTGTGTAATCTAATTCACTGTCTAGAATCCAAAACAATTCTGTAGTAGCTTTGTTTGCACAACGATTGATAGTGTCAACCCAAGAACTTATATAACGAACTTTTTGTATCGTAGGGAATCTTTCTTTCAACTGTTCATATTTTGAGGTAGCATTTTGATTGTACCTATCTACAAAAAACATATCAGGCTTTACGAACAGTTTAGACAATGCTTTTTCATCTAGCCCAGTAGTTTCAATAAACTTTAACTGAGTGTTCCCTCTTATGTATGATTTTGCATTAACAAAATACGTGTGTGTTAATTCACTGTCCACTGAACCAAATACGCTTACATAAGTTGACTCCCACGATCCGTCTACTAAGTCTGGTCTCCAAGTAAAATCAAAATCTTGATAATTAATATTTTTTCTAGTTGCCCAAAATACTTCTGTAGAATGTTGTTTCACTAAATTATCTAATGTAGTTTCTATTTGATATTTTTTTACTTGTATTCCAATCTCTAGATACACAATGTCGCCTGTGTTATCAGGTGTGACATATCTAGGACCATCGTTTTTGTCTGCAATACTACCAAACTGGTATATGTACGAAGGTGAATGAGGATCAGGATGCCAAGTAAAATCAAATGTGTCTTTGTCAAAGTCACTGGGTATTTGCCAATTGTTAAAGTTAGGCATTAATATTGCTTTGATATCGTCAATATATTTTCTTTCTGTTGCTTCTGAAACATGATATTCTATTGTAGGCATTTTTTCAGCAGAATATTGCTTATTACCAAATACGTAGATATACGGAGGTTCTTTTGGATCAGGTCTCCACGTAAAGTCAAATTTGTTTTTATTTACTGGATGTATAATTTTCCACTTATCCCATTCAGGAAACAGTTCTACTAACTCATCCATGAACTTGATTTCAGTAGCTTCAGGTACGCGATATTCAAGTACATGTTTTTCTTCTACTGGAAAGTATTTACAGCCCCACTTATATATGAATGGGGGTTCTTTTGGATCAGGTCTCCAAGTAAAGTCAAATTTATTTTTATCTACTAGTTCTAGTTCTTTCCACCGATCCCATTCAGGTACTAGCTCAACTAATTCATCCATAAATTTAATATCAGTAGCATCAGGTACGTGATATTCAAGTACATGTTTTTCTTCTACTGGAAAATACTTACAACCCCATCGGTATATAAAAGGAGGTTCAGTAGGCTCAGGATGCCAAGAAAAATCAAAAGTAGACTTATCAATAAGTTCTAATTCTTTCCAACGATCCCATTCCGGTAAAAGTTCAATTACTTGATCCATATATTTGATTTGATTAGCCCCAGCGCAGTAGTATTCTACTGTAGGCATCTTTTCAGCAGAGTATTGCTTATTACCAAACACATAAATATACGGAGGGTCTTTTGGATCAGGTCTCCAAGAAAAATCAAAAGTAGATTTATCAATGGAATAATTTATTTTCCAACGATCCCATTCAGGTAATAGTTCAATTACTTGATCCATATATTTGATTTCTGTAGCATCAGGTACGCGATATTCTAACACATGCTTTTCTTCTACTGGAAAATACTTACAGCCCCACTTATATATGAATGGTGGCTCGTGTAAATCAGGACGCCAAGTAAAATCAAATTTAGTTTTGTCTATTAACTCAATTTCTTTCCATCTATCCCATTGTGATTCTAATTCAACTACTTCATCCATGTATTTTACTTCAGTAGCACCTGGTGCATGATATTCAAGTACGTGTCTTTCAAACATAGAATAGTACTTAGAAGCCCACTTATATATAAACGGCGGTTCCTTAGGATCGGGGCGCCAAGTAAAGTCAAATTTAGTTTTGTCTATTAATTCAATTTCTTTCCACCGATCCCACTCAGGTACTAGATTAATTACTTGATCCATATATTTGATTTCTGTGGCATCAGGTACGTGATACTCAAGTACGTGCTTTTCTTCTACTGGAAAATATTTACAACCCCATTTGTAAATGAAGGATGGTTCTGTTGGATCAGGACGCCAAGTAAAATCAAAAGTAGACTTGTCAATAAGTTCTAGTTCTTTCCACCGATCCCACTCAGGTAATAGTTCAATTACTTGATCCATATATTTTATTTCTGTGGCATCAGGTACATGATATTCAAGTACGTGCTTTTCTTCTACCGGAAAATACTTACAACCCCATTTATATATAAACGGCGGTTCAGTGGGATCAGGTCTCCAAGTAAAGTCAAACTTGTTTTTATCTATAAGTTCTAATTCTTTCCATCGTGATTTTTGTTCAACAAGTTCAACTAATCTTGTCATAAACTTTACGTCAGTAGCACCCTCTACATGATATTCAATAGTTGATTTTAGTTCTGCTGATACCCACTTGTTACCCCATACATAGATATAAGGAGGATCAGTAGGATCAGGGTGCCATGAAAAATCAAACTTTGTTTGATCAATATCGTCTAATACTTTCCAGCACTCAGTAATTTCATTTTTTCTGTTAACTGGGTCAACATCAGCACGGTATACTGTGTATCCTTTGTGATCTTTAGGACACAACCAAGTTCCTGAATCTTTTTGATGTTGGCTAGGCCAAACATTATTATGATCTTGCGCCCATACATCTTCGTCAGGTAAGAACTCAAAGTCCCAATCCCAGTCAAAGTTTTTATAATCACCATATTCGTTGATTATCCAGAAATGTTCAGTAGTTGCTTGTTGTCTAGCGTCTTCTAATGACTCAGCAAACTTTTCTCTCGGATGAACATTGGGTTTTTTGTTGTAGTAAAATACGTCTCTAATCATGAAACTATTTAGAAGTTAATACTTACTGTTGAAATTAATCTTTGGTGTAGACAGGTAAATTATACTTTTGTGAGAAAGCAATAGCGTCTTGTTCATCATTTACAATAGGCTGACCTTTGATATTCAAACTAGTGTTTAACAGAATAGGACACCCAGTCTTTTTGTAAAACTCTTTTAACAAAGTATATAAACCAGGATGCTGTTCGTAGTTAACAGTTTGCACTCTGCTTGTACCGTCTGCGTGTATAATAGCAGGAAACTTAGTGGGCTTTTTGCACTTAGCAACAAACTGCATATAAGGTGATACTGTATTGTTGGGCATTTCAAAGTATTCGTGTACAAACTCTTCCATGATAACAGGTGCAAATGGTCTAAACTTTTGTCTATGCTTAATAGCGTTTACTCTGTCTTTTATTTCATTGCCTCTTGGATCAGCCATCAAACTACGATTGCCTAACGCTCTAGGTCCAAACTCTGCCTTACCGTTTGCTATACCAAATATTTCACCACGCTCTAAACTCTCAAGTGCTTTTTGTATAGGATACTCGCCCTTAATATCATAACCTAAGTAAGGAGTTTGCCAATTAACTTTATTACCAGTTCTGTTAAAATGCTCTAGTGCTGCTGCACCAAGAGAACTACCTGCGTCACCTGGATTTGGCATGATATGAATGTTTTCATACCATCTGAACAATTCACTATTTGCTACACAGTTAAGAGCTACACCTCCCATGAAAACTAAATTATTTGAATTAGTAAGTTCTTTAGCATACAGTGCATAAGCCATAATTCTTTTTTCTACTTCCATTTGTGCTGCTCTAGCAATATCATAATCAGTATACTCAGTGTACATGTCTTTTGATATACCTCTATGTAAGTTCTTTTTCATTTTTAATGCTTTTCTAGGATTATGAAAAGGTTCAGGGTAGCTAAAGAAATCATGTGACATTTTGTAGCTGAGGAAAGTAGCGGCATCCTTAGAGCCATAAGCAGCCATGCCCATAAGAATGTACTCATCTTCCATTGGCTTTAAGCCAACTCTGTGTGTCATAGCACTGTAGAATAAGCCAAGACTACTAGGGTACTTTACGCTATGCTTTTTAGTAAGCTTATTATCTTTCCAATGCCATATCGTAGCAGTATCAAATTCGCCTATGGCATCTATAACCATAATGGCACATTCATCAAAGTCACTAGTTAACACGCCTGCTGCCGCATGTGTTTCATGATGCCAATATTCTTTTATAGGTATTCCTGCTAATTGAGGATAAAATTGTTCAATCCATTCTTTCGTACTAGGTTCTTTTAGAGCTTGCCACGAGCCTGCCCTTATATGTCTTAGCTTTTTGAAAAAGTTCTTTTCGTGTAAAACAATTTGATCGGGCTTGCCGAACGCAAGTGCTGCATTAATGATTTCTTGATTCAAGAAACAATCATTTTTTATTTTACTGTATCGTTCGCTGTGTGCGGCAAAGACGATGTTACCGTCTTGTAACACAGTAACCGCAGCATCATGAAACCCTGCACTAATTCCTAAAATAATCATTGGTAAATAAATGGATCTCGTTTTCTAAGTTCTTCCAATCTCGCTTTTAATCGTTGTTCTCTTTCATCTTGATATGACGATTCTAATCCCTTTTTGTATATACTCAACAGTGAAAAAATCTCAGTTCTTAGATTATTTTTAAATTCTTCAGTTTCGTTTAATATAGCCATAAGTTTTTTACCCTCACTATAATTATAGCAATAATGAGCAGCAACTCTAAATTTAGTAAAATTATCAGAATCTGATTCTGATAACACCCACCTTTTCCAATAATCACTATTAATTACTGAAATAAAAAAGACAGCAAATTCTGCCGAACAATGATCTCTTAGTTGGTATAATACAGTGGATTGTATAGATCCCAATTGAGGAGCTATATTAACTGCATCTACATTTGCTTTTGTTCTATACAATAAATCGCTTTCTAACAAATAATCAGCGTTATGTTCTTTGAACATCAATCCATATGAGTGTATCTTTTCTGAAGTTACTTTATTCACAATTGGATCAAATGTTCCAACTTGAGTGTGTTTAGTTAAACTTCCGGTTTGCGTAACAAAGAATTTTAAATTATTTTTATATTTTTGAACAAACACTAATTGCTTGTCTAAGTTAGCAATACTTTCATCTAATCCAGTATTAGTATTATCTTCACTACCAAATTCAAACATGATATCAGGATTAAGTGACAATGCATAATCAAATAGCTTGATTGCTACTGATTCTTGCATATCTTGACTTACTCTACTTACGTCTATATGAATTAAATCAAATCCTGACTCTATATCAGTTTCTATAGTTTTTAAGCATCTATTTACTGCATAATCTAAAGTTAAGCGTTTATCATCATCACTAAAGTAAGGTCCGCAATGATCTCTACAAATCAATACTCGGTTAGGATCATAATTTTTATTTTGTTTAACATACTCAACAAAAGATTCAGTAGTAAACGCATAGCCAGAATCAAAATCTACTTGATTTCTACTAGCTATTAACATGATAGGATAATCGTGAATCTTACTATATTCTAAGCAAAGATTTACTATATCTTTACTCATAGGTCCTAGACCTAGTTTAAATTTACTTATGTTCATTAATAATAACATCCTTTAAATACAAACAAGCGTCAAGAACTGCACCAGATCCAGCCGCGCTTTCAGTGATAAATTTAGCCGCTTGTTTTGCTTCTTTTCTAGCACTTGAGGGTGCTATACCTATCTTAACTTTTTCAAGAATAGGAGCATCGTGATAACCGTCACCTATAAACGCAGTCTCATCTAGATTACAATTATCTATGAACCATTCCATACGATGTCCTTCAGGAACAAGATGCAACTGTTCTGAGCTAAACTTCCAATCAGTTACAATTCTAGCATAGGTGATATCCCAGCCAACCTTGTCAGCCGTTATAAACTGTATGTCTTTTATATAATTTTTAATTATCTTTAAGCCATCACTATCATGTGGACCAAATACTTTATATATTTTTCCTTCTTTACTATATATTAAGTGACCGGTAGTTAATACCCCGTCTATATCCAAAACTAACTTAGTAATCATTTTTTTCAGCTTCTATTTTGTCAAATTCTAGTTCGTTTACTAGTACACCGGTATATAACATAAATTGTTTTAAAAATTGATGTTTGTAAAACTCTGACCCACTTATGTATTCTACATCGTTGTTTAGACATTGTTTGTATAATTCTTTCTTTTTTATTGCTAAGTCTATTACTAGTTTCTTGTTTTTTAAACTAAGCAAAGGACTTTCATCATCAACCGTTCCTATACCGGTGCAGTTTATAACTACTTCAGCATTGTTATCATGTCTATCGTCCCAGTTTTGCAATCTGCGACTATACATATTTATAGTGATGTCTCTGTTGGATAAATATTTACTATACATGCTAGCCATTGATCCGTCGCCTAGTATAGCAACTGACTTTGATTGTATTTTAGTAGATGTTTGGATAACGCCTTCAATGTCGGTATTATACCCGTATAGCTTTTTGTCTTTAATAACAATTGTATTACATGAGTTGTAGTTGCTGACCGAAGAGTCACAATAATTAAGCATCAAACTTGCTTGCTGCTTAAATGGCATACTTACACTTATACCACTAACGCCCTGATCTATTGCTGCTCTTATTTGATCTTCAAAATTTTCATCAGTAGCCGGTAAGGGAACATATTCAGCTTCTATGTTGTAAAGCTTAAAGAAATTAGTGTAAAAATATTTTCCGTTAGAACTTGGATATTTGCTAAGACTAATGAATCGTTTCATTTAATTCTAATTTAGAAAACATAAGAATACCTAAATACCATAAAAACTCATCAAAGGGTTTAGTATGTAAGGGCGACATGTTCCAAAATATAATAGGAACAAGTAACTTTACTTTATGTTCATTATAGTTTTTATCTCTTATATATTCTAGTAGTTTGGATATATAGTATTCATAATCGTCACAGTGAGGTACATCTAGATAAACTTTAGTACCTTTTTTGGTTATCTCAAAAGTATTGTTTTTAATCTTACTATAATCTATTACAAATCCACCATATAACTTTGCCAAATCATAGTACAAATCTCCTACTTCAACAGAAGTACCGAATTCATGTCTCCAGTCTATAACAATAAATTCATTGGTATCAGTAATAATAGTATTATCAAATTGTAAATCGCCGTGAGTATACGAAGGTATAATATCGTTGCATAGCATATCAAAATTTATATTTTGTATATAATGTGTGTAGTCTTTTACCGGAACATCATTAACATGAGTCACTTCTGGTAAATTTTTGTTTTTTTCTATAAACATTTTTATTCTTTTTAATGTTTTGTCTTTATAGAAGTTTAGCGCATCTGAATTAATATCAGCGTGTTTTTTTATCCATACTTTTTTGTCTAACCATTCAAGGAAATCAGAAAAAACATTTGGATCATTTTTTACATATAAAGTAGAACCCGGGCAATAATCATACACTAAAAATTGCCCTTGTTGCTTAACATTACGAGGGTAAGCATTGGGGTTAGTTAAATACTTTTTATATTTTTTAATAGATACTTCAGGATCTTTCCAACATTTTACTACTTTGTTATTAACAATGTATGTAACTTCATCTGTTTTAGTAAAATCATAATGTTCGGTCTTTTTAACTTCATTTTGGTAAATATTTAAGTTGCCAAAATCTAACCAAGAATCTAAGTTTTTAACTTTGCTATTTAATAAAATAGTATAAATTATTTCAGGACTGTCTCGCGTTAACAATCTTTTCTTGAAAGAATCAAAATCTTTTATAAACATTACTCCAGTAAATGAAGACCAAGAACTATCAGTATTTTGTTTAAATTTATACTCTTTTATCCTATCATCTTTTACATTAAAAGTAGTATATTCTTGATGCAATTTTTGATCAACTTGTTTTACAAAGTAAGTATCCTCATTATACTCACCCAATATATTTTCATTAAAATAGGTGTCACATGGAATATAAAAGAACGAACTATTAATTTTATCTAAACACTGTGTTATTGTGTAGCCCGGGCCTGTCCAAGATTGTTTATAATGTTCTATATCAACAAATTCAATATTTCTATCACTGTACGTTAATTCGCAAAAGTCTTTTACTTGTTGTTTGTTGTATCCAATAGGGATAATAAACTTAGTGTCTTTGGGGAACTGTTCTATAATATGTGATAACACTGGTTTATGTTTATATGATACTAAACTTTTGTTTATAAATTGAGATATAACTCCCAATCGTGATCCCAATCCAGCAGTAGGGATAATAACAGTAATGTTATTCATGTTCACTTATAATCCTACCGTGTGTTCTTCCTGCATCGTCTTGTAATCTATAAACATCATCTAACTCAGTAGTACTGGTTTCTATAAACTCTAAATCAGTAACAGCAACAACTCTATGGACAATACCCGGTGTTATAGTAAATGTTACTCCCGGAGAGAGTTCTATCACTTCAAACGTTTCTTCGTATTCATTTACCTGGCCTATAGTCATTCCTTTTTCTAAAAACATATCTATATCAAATATAGTTTTACTGCGATACAATTTACCCGTACCTTTGATAATACAATTAGTTTCACATTTGTACTTATGTACTTGCAAGCTAGTACGGTTTCCTGCTAAGAATAATATATTTTTTACAGCATAGGGGGTTCTGGTACCATCTTCTATCCATGATTCATGGCCCCATGGTTTTTTAACTAATTTAGACATTGTAATTCCTCGTGAAGAAAAAATTTGCTATAGCCTTCAGAAGAAATCACCCAAATTATCTGAATTTCTTCGTATGTTAATAGCAGTTGCTCCTGGATATGGGTTTAACTCATTATAATCGTTGATCAATATTCGCGCAGAATCATTTAAATTCATTAATAGTTGAAAGTCGTTAAAACCCAGAGACTTTAACATCTGATGTGTAATATCTCTAACAGATTCAGGTCTAGAGGTTGTAAAGATTATCTGAGATCCCTGATCCTGCATTTTCAAAACAGTACCGACATTATTATTGAGAGGTACCGGCACACTGTCGTAATTATCAACCCCGTAACGTTGTTGATGTTTAATAATAGTTCCGTCAATATCACAGAATACAACAGGTTTATTATTATGTTCTAACCAATCATACATCGTACTTATATCAATATAATCAGTTGTATCTACTATAAAAAAAGGTTGATTAGCTGACAACATATATCGTACAACATCACTAATAAATATTTCATTGTTTTCTTGTAAATTAGAATATTTTATATCCTGCACCGCTGTTCTGAAATAATGTGCCTGTTGGAACTTATAACCCCCTGTACAATAAGTATCAGATAATACCCGTTTTTCTGATATTTTTTGCACAAATCCAGTATCATTGAATGATACATAACTTTTATTAACAGGACTATTTACCGTTAATTTTTTATTAAAGGTAGAGACACATAAATAATGTCCTTCAACTATTTCATGCTTGAAAAAACTATCACAATCTTTTACTAGTATAGGACTAGCCATGGAAATTTGTGCAAGTTCTATTATTGCATCAACGGTGTCGGCCGGTCCCGAAGTTTGGTCAGGTACTATTACTAAATTTATTAAATTTCCGAATTCATGTTGTATAAAATCTTTTATATTAAACTTCTGTTCGTGTTCGGCAAGAACACCTATATGTATTTTATATTTGGTCAAATAAGGTTCAACCGCTCTGAAGAGCATACTTTTGCCTGCATAATCATATAACATAAATTTAGGTTTGTCCTCGGGAAACCGAGTTACTAACTCAGTTGCCGGCACTGCCGGCACTATTATTTCCATACTCTGTTCATTTCCTCTAATAACATTTTTTGTTCAATTGTTCCCTTCTGTGAATATTTATATACCCGTAATAATATTAGAATATAAAGATAGTCATTAAATGCTTCAGGAAACGCAATAACAAGTTCTTGTTTGATTGCAGATAATTTCAAATTGAATTCATTTTTATTTTCGTGTCTAATAAACCATTTACCGTCAAGATCATGTCGCAACTTAACTATATCAAATATCCAGGAATTATATGCATTGGAATCAGGGTCTATCATGTAAAAGTTGGGTTCCTTATATATAATGTTGTTTAATGTAAAGTCGCCGTGGCAGAAACCAGATGGTAGAATTTTAGGCAATTTATTTAAAAGTTCGGTGATAGTAAAGGGTAATTTATTATCGTTCTTGAAACAATCTAACTGATTTTTATATATTAATGTATAATTCTTTTCTTGAGTATTTATATTTTTAAATCTGTTCATGGTATCAATAACAAAATTTACAAATTTATGAATATTATCTAACTTTATAAAAGTTTTCATGTCGTATCCAGATATATATTCCATGTCAAGAACATTTTCTTCTTTATCTATAATTTTAGGAACTAAAAAGTTATTCTGATTCAATAATATTAATTTTTCATAATTTCTTTCTATATTATCTATTTTTCGTATAATAAAATCATTAAGACTTTTAATCATTAGCACTTTACTTCCAGAAAGTCCAGAAAACTCTTTTATAATCGTATCTTGAGAATTTAGTGATCTATACCATTTGTCAGAATCTTTGCTAGCTATTTCAAAATCAATATGCGGTTTGTTTCTAGAATTGGGCCTAACAATACAAATCTGTTTTCCTACCCCTTTTATTGTTTTCGGTGCATATTTAAAGATTTTAGATATTTTTTTTGCTAACCAAACATGTATATCTACCGTATTATGTAATTCGCTTACAGGAAGATTTATTAATTTAATAATACTTTCATACTTTCCTATTATCATCTGATCCTGTATCCACATATGTACTACAGATTCGGTAGTGAATGTGTATATACGATCTTCATTCATTTCATTTATTTCATTTAACCATTCAAAAAAATGCGCAACATTAACATCATATTTAAAATACAAATCCGGTCTAATAATCAGACATACATCATATTTTATGTTTGATACTTTAACAAGTGCTATTCCTGCCATCCATCTATTAATCATTCTATGATTATTATTTTTACATGCTATATTACATGTTATAGCACTTCCTATATCAACACCTTTACAATTAGGTATAAGTCGTCTAATATTATATTCAGTTACGGTTTCATCGACATGAATGTTCAATTTATCATTGTGTTGTTTTGTAGTTTCCCAAGTTGAAAAATAAACATCTACGTCAGGATTGTCTAAAAACTTCCAAGATTTGTGTGCAATCTCAAACTCTCTAAAAGCACCGGAGATTAACACAGCTATTTTTGTCACAGTAAATCTTTGTTAGAGAAAAGCTCATTTTTATTTATATGATCCAATAAATGATGTGCCCAAGCCTTATGCGCTTTTTCTAGAGGATGTAATCTAGGCCCTATCTCAAATCCATGCATGTGCGTGAATTGGGCGAACGATATGTCATCATAATATCTAGGTTTGTATATTTGATTAACTACGCTGGCTGGCACACTTTCTGTAGTTATCATTTTCTCGTATTTATTACCCATAGATGATGTTAATAAATACGGTATTTTATTTTTCATTAAGAAATGTTGCAAACCGAGAACATGTAACATATCACTCATGTATATTCCTTTATTATCTTTTACTATGTTAATAAATAACTCCCACAATTTATACAAATCAGAAGATTTATCGCCCGGAGGAAATGTATACATGAACGGGAACCAGTTTGTGTCTATATAAAATTCTCTTCTATATGCATGTGTCAAACTTATATTAACAAATATTTTTTCAGGTGCGTATTTTTCTAATGCCTGTGTTATATTTGTTATTGTTTTTCTATAGGCTCTTTCATTTGATCCTCCCGGTAATGCTTTATTGACATATTGTTTTAATCCCGGGATAGTATCAGCCATGATACCCGAATAACATTTCTTTCTATGGTATAACGTGAAATCGTATACATCACGAGTTTGTAATCTAGGATATCCTAATTCTTGCCCAAATGCAAATGAGTCTCCGGATATGTAAAAATATTCTATCATACCTGATAATACCTCATATGGTTCATACATATATCTCCGTATTTGATTATAGAATCTGCCGGTATACATTCTTTTCTATAAACAACTTCACCAGCATTGCTGTTTTTCATATACACGATGTTATATTTATTGCAATAGTCGTGCAGTATTACCCCGGGGCCTAAATATGATAAATCATCAGTCGTACTAATAATATGACGATAAACGTCAGTAACTACATCTATGCAATATGATGATCCGTAAAAAAACACATCTGATAAGTTTGTTCGGTTGAACTCCGTTTTCATTCTATCTGCATGATTTATATATAAATCTAGTGTATGGTTTGGTTGCTTAAAAATAAAATTAGATGCAGGGTCAAATATTGAATCATATCTAGCTCTAACTACGCAATCATATCTAAAATTATTCCTTATTTCGTATTGTTTTTTCAAATTGTTTGCCATCATCATACTATAAAATAAACTATGCCATGGGCCCTCGGTTGGGCAGTCCTGCTTGCTTTCTATTAATGTTAATTTAGGATCATATTTATTCAATACTATTTGTAGATCATCTCTGTTAACTAGCTCGTCTTCTGACCAATAAACAAAATCTTTCTTCATTTTCCATGTGTTATAATCCCAAGCATGACAGAAATAATCAGTTTCATAATCTCCACTGAAATAATTTTGTATAGACTTTAATGTAAATTCCGCAGTCCTAGATTGCCCGCTTAAACAAACAGCTATTTTCATCTGGTTATATGCACCATTGGTATTTTTATACTTTTTATATGATAGAAGAATCTAGTAGCATCGGTCATGTCCCAACTAGAATCAATCTTATTAAAGATGAATTCACATAACCTATCAAAAACTAGTGAATTTGCATAAAATCCACTAGGAGATATCCCTTTTTTATAGCTGTTATCATAAAAAACGTTATTTAAATAGTAGATTTTATTATCTATTTCATGTTTAAAATTTAAATTGTTTAACAAATGTACGTCTTCACATTGTAGCGCAATACAAATATCAAAATTATTTTTATGATATATTTCATACTGTCGTTTTTGATTAGCGGTAAGCCACATACTAGTATATTGACATTTATCAGATACAGCAAAAGTTTCTATACGATAATCCTTTTCACTGAGACTTATATCATTCTTGATTGGTGTATTACCGAACACACATAGAGCTATATTTTTAATCATGATGATCTCACAATCAAATTTTCTCTTTTATTTTTACACATTATATAAAAATCTCTATATTCAGGAAACACTTCTAAAAAATCTGATTCATTTCTGGTATCTATTTCATTTATGTAGTCATGAAATTTAGCATAGATCAGAGCAGTTTTGTTAGGGTCTGATTGTAATGTCTTTTGGAAATGCATTATTTGCAAACACACTCTTTTAAATTTTTCAATCTCATATGGTTCAAATCCTTGAAAGGAACCCCATATAGTACCGGCCATGTTTCCTGACATAAAATTCATAGCCGGTATCAGATACTTCTGTATCAAATCCGGAGTAGCATATTGCGCATCTAATACTTCAGGATATCGTAAGTATGGAGTATCTATTCCGACTACGTTCATATGGTCTGGATTTTTTGCATTCCTAGTGACAAATGAATCTCCGGAGTCTGGTATAACAAACCCCGTTTCTAATTCCCATACCGTACCTGCACTATCAGGATTATACCTTTTCTTTAACTCTAATTGCCATTTCAGCAAATCTATAAATGTCGTTAAGCTTAGTAGGTTAAAAGTACACATAGTAGTTACTCTTATATTACCAATATCTAGAAGTTGTATATATCGTTGTTTAAATAACTCTATATCTAATCCAGGTCGCAAATATTCTGCCTGCTTCCCCCATGCGTCCAGGCTAGTATATACTGTAAACTTTTTTACCGATTTGTTTTTAACTAACTGTTCTATCTTATTTACAAATTTATCCCAAAGTGCTTCAGGGGCACACAGATTAGTGTTTATATTAAATTCTAATTCTATATTCGGATTTTCTATTAACCAGTCGATGCTTCTGTATGTTTCTTTACTTAGTAATGGCTCCCCACCGGTAATACGATATGTTTTAAGTTTAGTATATGCTTGAGGGAACCAATTCCAAAAAGCATCAATATAAGGATTACATTCGTTGTTTTTATACGTTAGGTTCTCTAAACCTTCTTGATACCCTTGTATCCATTGTTCATGTTTAGTATTCTCCAAAACTTTAAGAGGACCTAAACGCCTTAGTTCATCTGCCCATTTAGAACTGTACTCCGGGCCGCAATATATACATTTAAAATTACACACATTACTGAAATCTACTTCTAAGTACGTAGGGAAAAAATCATCACTGGGATCAGTACTAATTATAGTATCGTGGTTTTCTAGTGCCCATGGCTCCATACTTTTCAAGTATCGGTCACTAATCTCACCAGTGTCTTCCACTCGCCAGCAGTATTCACATTCTGTGGGTTTTTTATCGGACATCATTTCATGTCTTGCTTTTTTTAAATGCGTAGTATTAAATAATGCATTGGGATTATTTTCTAACTCTTCTAGCGGTATTTTATGAGTTTTTGGATGATGACAAGAATGTACTAACCCAGTACCTAAATGTAAAGTGACTTGAGTAAATTTAGCCAAACAAAATCCACTTCCAGTTTCGTTCAATAAATCTCGTACTTCAAGTATGTTATCTCTATTATTGCGATCTATGTTACCCTGTGAGTTCAAATTCCACTGAACTTCTTCAAATGAAGTCATACTTACCAACCCTCAATTCGTCTGATTACTTCCATTTCAGTGACTAGTGTGCCTTGATTTCTGAAATCTCGCTTGTAGTGTCTTTTGAAAAACTTACTTTGTTCTTTATTTAACGTGTCTACTGGTAAGCCTAGTTTATCATGTAAACTAAAACCTAGTGTTATTATTTTTAAAGCAGGATCACTGTCTTTATGTTCTTCCCAAAGTGCGGCTATATTATCAAACCATTGTACTGTGGTATGATCCCAATCTGTAAGCATTGTCATATACGTTCCTAACCTAGCACCATATATAGCCCACATACCGTTGGTAACATCTGCGCCCACGTTATGCCATATAGTCAAGTTGTCTACGTTTCTCATAGCAACAGTTTCTTTGAATTCATCAACTGTTGGCTTTCTACCCCTGTCTAGTGACATTTTGACACCTTCTCTAAAGCCAGCTCGCCAGGCTTGAAAAGGTGTGTAGTTTGGATATGTAGTAGAATAAGAATCCCACATAGCGTAATATGAACTGTCAGCATCCATACAAAAATCTACTATGCGTGATACATCACCTTCAGTTTGATTTTCATGCGTCTTCATATTAGCAACGTATTCTTTTGTCCAAGAACTAATACCACCGTTGCCGTATCTTAATCCGTTTATAGCGTTTATAGCTTTCCATCTAAACTGAGCATTCTTAAATTTATCATCTTTGCCAGTAAAGTCAAGTTGTAAGTTAAAGAAAGATTCTTCGGGTAAGTTGTCACCGTCAATCAAAATAAATCTATCAGTGTCACTCATTTCGCCTGCTGCTTTGTGTGCAGCATCACTGCCCTTCACGCCGTCTACTCGCTTGGCCCAGGGCACCATGTTCTTTATCTTTAGCCAAAATTCTTCTTTGGCCGGCTCGTCAAAACTTAAATAAATTACATCAAGATCAGCTATATCAATTATATCGTTAGAGTTCATATGTTATCATTTTCCAATTTGTCGTTGCAATTTTGTGGTTCTTAGATACTACTATGCTAATATCTTCAGCAGCGCACAGCTTTCCTGTGTCGCATGGCATTAATTTAGAAACTACTGCGTTAGAAACAACAGTTGTTATTCTTCCGTCTACTACGCGAACATCAGGTCTTGCTTGTGCGAACGTACTATTATCTACAATAATAAAGTTGCCGGGCAGCTTTTCACATGTGTAACAAATAACTTTACCTTTTTCATCATAGTATAATCTAAACTCAGGAGTACTTATCTTAGGAGCTTCAAATAAAACAATGTATCCTTCTTCATTTTGTTTTTGCATAGTTATTTCAATAGCCTATCAGCAAATGCTTTTTTATGATAGTGAAATGGATACATTTGCGGCACTGTTTGTACTCTAATTTGATTAGGTAATACTTCATAAACAAAAGTATCTGTCCAATCTTCTGTATACGTACCGTTTATAAACTGTTTCATGTGTATCATACTCATATCTTTAAACGTAGGTAACGTTGTATTTTCAACACCCAATACGTGACTTGCGATTGCATATGCCCAATCAGTAGTTACTAGTTCATTGGTTTTACATTTTAAAATAGCGCGATACTGATCCCAATTATCAAATACATCAAGAACTATACCAAAAAAACGCTTAGCTAAGTCAGACTTCTTGAAGTAAGTGATAGCGTTATAACAATCAGGTAAACAATTGTCATCAATAAATCGTCTGTATACTCGTACATCTGAAATTTCTTGCTTGTAGTTTCTTATCGTAGTAGATACAACCAAGTCACGTTCTTTTAAAATATCCCACCAATATGTAATATCTTTTGGTATATACATATCTGCTTCTAATTTGATTGTATATTCGTACGGAGAGGCTAGGTATACTTGCCAATCATTTGATAACTTCCAATCACTATCTGGTTCTAATTCACCGTACGGTAGCTCTACTATGTGATTGAAGTATTTTGCGTAATCACTTACAACCAAATCCATTGTTACTAATGTTACAGATTCGTCGGGCATTACTCTTTTAATACTTTTTGCTAATGCAGCGGCACACTTAACATAATCAACTTTGTCGGTATTTTGTGCTAAAATTACAAAGCCTCGGTTCATATTCGTTCTCGTAACTCAATTAATTTATTATATATCTGTATTTCACTTTTCAAATATTCTTGTATCATGTCTACTGTTATTTTAGGTAAGTTATCATATTTTTCAAGAAATTTAATACACGACTTATCTTTTTTATCGGTTATATGTGTATAAGAGATATCTAAAGATGATAACATATATTGTAGTTCTTCTAGCTTCCAGATTTGATAAGTTTTATTCTTTGGGATGTGCTGAATAACATCTGTGATTCTTGTTAGCCAATTACTTATGTGATACTCCTGACTATAGTCTAGTGCAGAATTTATTACAGAAAGACGATACAAGACAAAAGAGTTTACGTCAATACGATCTGCATCATAAAAATGATTTAAATAATGTGTGTTAACACGCCAGTCTTCTAGTATTCCCGATCTAAAGCGTGCCAGAGGGTCTCGTACAACAAAATGTACTTTGTATCCCTGATCAACTTTAGATAAAAATTCTGTACTAGTGATACTAGTAGTACGCCAGGTGCGGTCACTGACAGTGTGTAACGTTTTTGAACCACATTTACCGTTAGTAATTACAATGTTATCTTTTATGAAATAAAACGGAAATATACTATTACCTATAAAAGAATTAGCATCTAATAACTCAAATATATTCACTTTATTAACTCCATAAAGTCTTCTTTTACCATTACATGAAAGTCCATATCTTTGATTGTAATATATTCTTTTCTTATTTTACCGCGTTGCCAGTTATCATACATTATAGTAAACTCAGTATCTAAAAACTCATTAGAATTTTTAGATATAGGAGTATTCTTTCCTACATGCATCAAGCTCCATGGAATAATATTATCTTGCTGTAAGATATGTCCATTTACTAAACGCAATGCTAATGTAAGAGCATAATCATTTCTGAATGTAGTTGAAATGAAACCGTGTATGTTAGCATAATGTTCAAAGTTATGTTGAACCATTTTTAACGATTCAAATATTTGTTCCGACTTTGTTGTCTTTTTAAACATAACAGCAGTAGCCCAAAGAGTTTCAAAACTAAAAGGACTTAGCATTTCTTGAGGTAAGTTTGGTTGCATAAAAAACTCTGTATGATCATGACAACAAAAGTCTTTAGAAAAATCAAAAGTCTTTAATAGCTTATCAGAGTTAACCATATAATCCGTGTCTAGCAAAAGTGTTTCATCATAGGGACTAAACTCATATGCTTTATATCTACCCTTGTTAATCCACTGACCCCAATCTCGTTTATTATTTTTATCGGGCACAGTAATAATAGTTTTATCAAATTGATAATCAGATTCACGAACGGAATCTTTATCAGTAACTACTGTAACAGGTAAGTTTAAAAAATGATTGATACGTTTAGCAGTAGCAACTGCCATTTTGTAATAATCATACTTGTCAGAGTTGAACGCGAAAAGAATAGCACCACGAGTCATCGCTTAGATTCTAACTCCTGCCATTCTTGATACCATTCAAATGTTACTGTTAAATAAACTTCTTTTAATTTTTTCAATAGTTCTTCTCTTTCTACCCGTAACGGATTTCCAAAAGTGTCTATTAAAATTAGATTTTTTAAACCGGAAAAAGAATTTAGTGTAGAAATCGTTTGTTGATCTGCTTTCCAAAGTCCACCTTGATCTGCTACAATAAGTTTAGCTTCGTATTTTTCTTTAAGGTATGCTTTGGCTGAGTTGTGTGCGAAACGTGCTTTTACATCTGAAATTAACGTATCAGTATTCATCTTGTGTTCTCCTACGAGTATTTAGATGAATACTGATCGTGTGTTAAATTATTATGATCCTGTTACTGATCCTGCTAACGTAATGGTTCCCCAAGTATTAGCGATATTAGTTACTTCAGGTGGGGTAACAGTTAGTGTAGTAGTAGAACCTGTACCTACTACTAAACCATCAGGAACTTCGTCCCAAACAGTGCTAATTGTAATGACAGAGCCGGCATCACCGTTTGATCCCTGTGTTCCGTTTGATTGTACGATAAAGCGAATAAAAGAACTTAAATAACCTGAAGGACCGGTAGATGCGGTTTGAGTAAAGACGTTAGCGTTTGAAGTAGTTAACGCATAGTACCCGTTATTCGGTGAAATAGTAGGTGAGCTTCCACCTCCGCCGACTTTTTGGATGCCATTAAAATTTGTTCCTGCAATGTTTGCAGTACCCGAACTAGGAGCACTTAACACTACAGTACCTACGTTAGAAGCCAAGTTATTGAACAATAAGTTAATACCTGCTGTGTTATCAGCATGTGATACAGTCATTTTTAACTGACCACCCGAGTTAAAAAAGAATCTAGCAGCGTCCCCATTTGCAAACGTAGCAGTGTGAGTAAATGTTAATGCAGTAGACCAAGTAGTACCTCTTGTCACAGCATTTGAAGTAGTACCTGACTGAGTAGCAGCGTTTAATCTGTTTGTATAGATTGTTTGTAAGTTAGTAGGAACAGCAGATAAGAAAGTTACAGTTGCTCCGGCTGTAGGAGCAGTAACACTGGTTATAGAAGACCCCTGGTGTGTTGCTACGTTAGCAGTGTTTGTTACAAGTGAATTCCAACTACTTGCGGCTACAGTATTACCAGCAGTAACGTTAGCTACAGCAGTTTGTCCATAACCTGCAGTTCCGCTACCAGTAGCCCAAGTTGCATTTAGCGTATTAGCAGTTGCAGTTGGATTACCACCTACTAATGCGTTAAAGTCTGTTGCTTCTATTAATCCAAATTGTGCGTAACTCATTTGTTATTCCCTATTATCGTATCATTACGATAGCTTCTACCGTACCTAAATCATCCGTATTCTTATCTGCTAATGCTCTACCTATCGTATTAAACGCAGTAGCTTCACCAGGTAATGCAGCCCTAGCAATACCATTGCCGGCACTTACTAAACGCTGTCCTTTCTTGATTATCCCTGTAACTTTAACGTCTACTCTACCAGACACTGCGATAGGAGGATGAGAGTTATCATTTCCTGCACCTGCATTCATAAGATAAGCCGCAGTATTAGATACTACTCCAAATACATCTTCAGAAAGTTCATATTTAACCGCAGTAATTTCTTGTGTTCCGCCGATTTCTACTACTGTACCTGCATCATAAATATCATCCGCAGAAAAACGTTCTGCTAAGTCAGCATATGTAGCATTTAGTCTAGAACCAGCAGATAAAGTCCAGTTACCTGTTACTGTTCCGGGAGTTGTATTTGCTCCTGTTGTTAGAACAGTTGCAGTAGTTTGTACAGTTAATATATTTCCGCCATATGTAGGTAAATAAGCTGCTACGTTAGCGTTAGCGTAAGAACCTGCAAACGAAATAATGTCACCGTTAGCATACATATACTTGTCGGTTTTTATGCCAAAGATATTAGAACCTGACGAGTTGCTTATAAACAAGTTTCCGTTTAATACAAGAGCATTACCGCTGGCTGAACCATTAACTGTCCAAGTACCGGTTAGTGTACCCGGAGTAGAGGTTGCTCCTGTTGTTATTACAGTAGTTTGAAGTGTGCCAATATTAGCAGTAGTTATATTTGCATCTGCTATATTTGCGTTTGCTGAAATAGTTAAATATCCAGCAGAAAAAGCATTAGCAGAAATTGTATTAACTGCTGTAATATTATTTGCTGTTACGTTACCGGTAACTGTAACTGCACCGAAAGTTGTATTACCACCGCTTGCAGTAGCAGTCAATGCTAACCAAGCAAGAGCATTTGCTTCACCGTCTGTAGGACATACATAAAGAGTACTGTTATTAGTGCTATACCAAAGTTGCCCTCTTAGAGGGTTTGGAGGAGGAGTAGTATCTGCAAAATTTTCAGTAACATGAACAAAATTTGTATCTTGAGATTGTCCATATCCTGCATAGTTTCTACCAGGCAGTGCTAGTGAAGTACTCGTAGTGTTGATAGTTCCATCAGCAATGGTTGTTAATACAGTACCATCTGATTTTACAATTGTATATGCCATAATCTTATATAACTCCGCTTATTCTTTATTTATCTTAGATAGTAACCATATTAGTCAAAGACTGTATACGAACCGTATAATCTATCTGAATCTGTCTGTTTAGTGATTTTTGTACTGGGTGAAAAATAACGTGTGTTAATAATCTAGTTATAACATCTCCATTACTATCCGTACCGTAATTAGCCAGCAAACCCAACTCATCAAAAACATAACTAGAATCAGTTTGTGTACTATTATCAAACGCTGCTTGACCGGCTGGTTCACCATAATCTAACAAGCATTGAACTAAAATGTCTGTATAAACTTTTCCCGTAGTATGAAAAACCGTCATCTTATTTCTAGTTGGGTCTAAGTTAAACACACTAGTATCATCTACTATTTTTGCATAAGTTTGATTATAAAGTGCTGCATTTTGTCCAGTAACATTAGGAGGTAAATAAGTAATTACTCCAGTAGAGTCTACTGATGCCCCTCCATTACCAAATGCCATTTGATAAATTTCTCCATAGCCTCTGCTGCTAAGTGTATCGGCAATAGCTTCAGACATGGTTTCGTAGTTAATAGCGTTATGTTTGTCAACAAATACTTCCCCGTTATTGGGGTCGTAAACCTTTAAAAAGCCTTCTACTTTATACGATAAAGTAATGATAGACATCAATTATCTCCTCTTTGCTGAACCATAACTTCTTTAGTATTTGGATCAAAAATTTTTATACTTGATGAAAAATAGAATCCGCCCACTTCATTTGGTTTTTTAGAAGATTCAGTTTCTTTTTTATTTGATTGTTCAAGTTCATTAAGTTCATTCATGTCTTTATTTATCATTATAAAATATCCGTATTTAAGAATTCAGCAGACACAGTTTCACTTATCTGTAATGGATCACCGTCGACTGTATTAAATATTGCGTCATCTATTGGGTTCCAAGTTTGGTTATAATAAACATCTGACAGTCTATTCTTTGATAATAACCCAAAAACTTCAGTATAAGTTAGTATCAGTGATTGCTTTCCTGTTCCATTAACTCCTCGTTCTAAGTTACTTAATGTGTTGTTAGTTAAATCTACTGATCCAAATCTGATTTGCTCACCGTTTACATAAATCAAATTACCTTCTAAAGTAGTAATTGTTAATTGATTTCCTACATTAATGTAACTACCTGCTGTTATTTTTAATATCGGTGATAACTCTTCTATCACAACTCGGTAATTATCGCTAGAAATAAACTCGTTTGTGCTATTGTTGTATACTGTAACGTTAGTAATTAATCTCTTATCTGCTGTTAACCCAAAGTTGTAATTACCAGAAACTGCTGCAGGAGTGGTCACTGACTGAACAATAGTATTGGTTAAGCGAGTAACGTCATCTACATAAATTACAGTACTCAAGTCATAGATAGGTTGTGTTAACCAAGTTCTAGTACCGGTATTTGCTCTGTACACACTTGCTTCATTAATAGTATCAACAAAGTTCAAATATATTTCTTCATCAGGAGTAGCATATGGCATCATACTTGTTATGATTACTACGTCACTTGAATCTATAGAAGTTAATATACTTAAATTATTATCAGCATTTAATCTCAGGCTAGTAGAAGGTACACGTTCACCATTTACTGTTACCCATAAACGATCAGTATTTACGTGTTCCCACTGAGTTACATTCATTGACCCTGAATCATTACTAAGAGCTACTGAACTTCCACCTCGTGTAGCAGAAACAGTAAACTGTGTTGCACTAACTATCGCACGTATATAGTATGTTGTTCCCGCTACTAAACCACCTAGTACAGAACCGGTAAATATTACCGGCGTATTTACTACTAACTGACTAGTAGAAGTTACTGTAATCAAGTTAGTTGATGTAGTTGTAGCGGTAGCAATTTGAGTTACTAAGTAATAAGAATCTACTAACCAAACATATCCTTCACCTGTATAAGAAGAAATAGTAGTAATCGGGTAGTTTACAGCACCGAATGCAGGATTATAACCTGCATATCCTGGAATCCCTGATTCGTATAAATCAAATGTTGTTGAATCAATTATCTTAGCATAGTAAGTATTGTTATTAAGTTGGATTGATCCTAACGTACCATCTATTCTTACTAAGTCATTTTCACTTAGTCCGTTAGCCGCAGCAGTTGTTACTCTAACAGCAGGTTTTCCGCCTACTGTAACTTGTATAGTACCTGTACCTAGTGTGGTTACTATTTGAGTTCCGTTTTCGTTTTTGATAGTAAACACAGTGCTACTTACAATACTATCAACAAAGTACACAGTTCCGTCAGTTGCTATCCCGCCAAACGAAATACCTTTAAATTCTACAGTAGCGTTGAGTACAAATCCTGAAGTGCTGTCTACTGTTATTTCATTAGGTACGCCCGCAGTAGTAGCAGTAGCACGAGTAACAGCTAGTGGTAATGTTATTTCATTAGATATACTTTGAATAGCGTTTACTACCGGTGCAGTTGAGATTCCGTCACCTATAACCTGAGTATTCAAATACTGCTGTTGAGTATCATTAAACGTAGTAACTGCTATAGTACTACCATTAGTAGGTGCTGAGTTAAATATAATTTCATCTAAAGCAGGATCTATAGTATAATCACCTAATGGTGACAATCTAATACCGTCAACTTCTACAATAGCATTACCAGGATTATCACCGCCTACAAAGTTGTTTAGCGCAAATGTATCTTCTATACCATCTCCAGAAAGTATTTGTGTTTCTGGTAGCGTGTATCCATATTGTGCCGGGAATGTTTCTCCAAATATTGTATATGACAGATAATCAGTAGAGTTGTCGTACGGAGCAGCAAATACTAATTTAGCTGAAATTCCATTGCTTGCTAATCCTATAGCATAGTCGTTTGTTATGTACATTGATCTACCACTTGCATTACCCAATACTTTTACAGAACCGCTTGGTGTTTCAGAAATAGTAAACTCGTTGCTATCTATGATAGTTTTTATATAGTATGTAGTAAGAGGATCAATATTGCTTCCTGTAAATATACCCTCACCAAACGTTACGGGAGAGTTAGCTATTAATCCATTTGTAGATACAGTTACCACTGCGTTGTTGCTTGACTTAGTTTTAACAGCAGTATTAGTATTACCTATTACTAATTTAGTTCCATTATAAGTGACAATAGGATCTGTCCAAACCAAACCACTACCTATTTCAATGTTTACTAACATTAATCCAGTAGCATCAGTTAACACATATATAGAACCTGCAACTCCGGTTATTCCGTTAATGCTATCAGAAATAGTAATAGTATTAGTTGCGGGACTAATAGATTTTACATAATACTGCTGATCTTCTACAATATTGCCAAATACTACTCCTTGGAATCTAATAGGTTCATTTATAACAAACTGTTGAACACTGTCACACAATATTCTGTTAGTCACGGATTCAGTAGCAGTAGCAAATACTTCTACTGAATATGTTTCAGGGCGTATTACACCACTGCCAGAATATATAACACCTGAATAATTGCAGTTTAGATAAATTTCATTAAAGCCAGTATCAGTATTAAGTCTGATAGGATCAGTCTTAGAATTAGATTTAACTAGTTGATCACCGTTACCTGTTTCGTATACATCAATTCGTAGAGTATCACTAACAGGGGTAAATGCGATAGATGTAGTTAATGTAATTATATTGTTTATCCAGTCAATTGCATAATCAGTACCTTCATAAATCGTAGTAGACAATCCAGTAGTACCATTGATCACAGCTACAAATATTTCAGTTGGGTACTGAGCAGCACCATCAAAGCTATACACTGTTTGAGTTGACGATACTGGATTTAGTTCTAAAGATACTATATTATAACCAGTGTGAGCATATTCAGTAGCAGGCCAGTTTGTTCCAGGACGTGTGTTTACTGTCATTGCAAGATTGTCAGTTACCATACCTGCAACCAATTCTTCAGGAGCGTAACCTGCTGTAAATGCATCACCTTGAATATCATAGATTGGAGGAGCTACCACAAACAGTGTTGATACTGTCCAAGTAACACCATAATCATCAGTTAACAATACAGTGTCATTTTCTCCTACTGCAATAAACGAACCGGTTTCTTTATGAGAAATTCCTTTTAATTTTTCTGTAGTACCTGAGGCAACCGTAGTCCAAGTAATTGCATTAGTAGATGTTCTAATTGTTCCTGTGTCACCTACCGCAATAAACACTCCATCACCGTATACTACATCATTCAGTGTTGCAGTAGTAGGATATGAATACATTCTAGTTCTAAACGGAATGCTTCCATCAGTAAGATTTAGAACTGTGCCGCCTAAGCTTGTAGATATTTCAACTTGAGTTGAAGATACGATAGTTTTTATATAATAACTAATTCCAGCAGTAATAGAACTAAAACTATCAGTGAATCTAATCACATCGTTTACAGCAAATCCAGCAGTGTTAGTTAAAATTAATTGTTCAGTAGCAGAGTTTACACTTAGTACTGTTACTTCATTTACGCCCAACCAACTTGCACCGTTTTCGCTGTAATATATAACACCATTTTCACCAACTGCTACGATATTGTTTCCGTTAGCGGCAACGCCATTAAATCCATTAGGTGTGCTTGTGTTTACACCAGCTGATGGGATAAAGTTTACACCGGTCCAATTTATTCCGTTTGCGCTGTAGTATATTAAATTAGTATCTACTATTTGAGTTAACCCAGTAGAATATTCAGGTACTTCACCTTTACCTACTGCAACAAATCCAGTAAATGCAGCAACGTTTACTGCACTAACTCCGTATAGTGTATTATCATACTCAGTAAACGCTAATCGTTGAGTCCAATCGTAAGTGTCGCTACTTGAAACAATACCTTCTCCTACTGCAACGAAAAGATTGTTTCTGTAAGCTACTGACTGTAATGATAGCGCAGCAATGCTTATTGGTTGAGGGCCTATTTCACTTGTAACAGTGCCTGTTGTAGTCCACACTATCCCGTCGTTACTTCTAAGTATAGGAGTAGCCGAGTTAGTGGAAGACATAACATATATGTTATTAGCTTGTATGATATCAGTTAATCCTATACCCGCATTAGTAAGTTTAGCAACTGCCCAAGATTCGCCGGTTTCGCTGCCTAACACCGCAGAATAGTTTGGTGCACTAGCAGCAGCCAAATAATTAGTACCGTTCCAAACTACAGACGCAACATCAATATCAGTTGGATAAAACGCTTGTGTCTGTAAAATAGTATCTAGTTCGTACTGCTGGGCAGGAGCAAAAGGATTGCCTAAATATGTACTATTAGGATAAGTAACTCCCTCAAACAACTGAGTTAAGTCAACACCCGGCATATTCACAGTAGGCTGATAATATCCTACTACTCGGTCCATAGCGTTAAGTCTGCGGTCACCTGAATCTAGTAATTCCCACTTACCAAATATAAAGTCGTCATCATTATTACTTACAACACACACATATACTCTGTTGTTAAATTTAACAATAGACTGATTAAAGTAGAATGGTTCCGGCAATAATGCAAAACTGCCTGCTTTAGTCATTGACATTGAGCCGGTAGTATCAGTAGTAAAGTTAATAACTGATCCGCCGGGTTCAGTAGTCAGTCTTACAGTAGTTGCTGTTGGCTTATCAACGATGTAATATGTTTGTCCTAATGTAATTTGTGATGAGAAAATAGTGCCCGTAAATACAACAGGATCATTTACGCTAAAGTTAGCTGAACTTGTAACCGTTACTCTATCATTTGATGCTGTAATGTTTGTTGCAGTTGTAGTAGTGAATCCTACAAAATCAAATCCAATTCCGGTTACCGGTACAGTCATTAAAGGATTAGAGTAAACTTCAAACTGATTTGGAGATATTACTTTTAAGTAATATTGATCAGATGTTCCTGCTACTATACCTGAACAAATTACATCAATGATTCCTCCGTCAGTCTCATCTATAGTGTTTACCGTTAAAGTTAAATTATTAGCAGGTGTTGCTCCGCCGATATCAGCACCCGGTATAACGATAGTGTTATTAACCGCGTAACCTTCTCCTGCTGTACTTACTAATGCTCTATATCCGCCTAATATATAGCTTACATCAAATATTGCATCAATTATGATTTCTTGAGTCATATCAAAATCACTTACTGTGTTAGATAAAGTTACATCGGATCCACCGCTACTAGCGGATACTGTTATATACTCTTCTCCAGTTCCTAACATTGATCCTGAATCATTTGTAAGTATTTTTACACTTCCTCCGTCAGTATCAGATATAGTGAATCTAATTCCATCAATATTGATACTTTCTACAAAATATTCTACTCCTATTGTAATACCACCTAGTCCTTGACCTGAGAATATGATAGGCATGCCTACATATAATGACTCAGTAGTATCACAGGTTATTAAATTACTTGATGATGTACTAATAGCATCTATTTCTACTATACCGTAATCAGTTATGTAATATGTAGTTGCTGCTGTTAGTCCGCCTATAGTAGTATCAAATTGTACTGGCATATTAACATAAAAATCGTCGGTGTTTCCAGTAGATGAGTCAATAGTAATTCTATCTAAAGTAGCTATTGTAGCCGTCATTGTTCTTTCAATTAACGAACTGTTTGTTCCAGAAACGTTTGGATATTGTTCAGACGTACTATACAAAGTAAACAGCTGACCATTTACTTGTCCAGGGCTTACTGGTAAAGATACATTCATTGTCATAGAACCGGTTGCAGTAGACAATGTTAATGTGTTAGCTTGACTGGTTAACAGCATACTACCTGCACCGTTAGATAATACAAACACACCACCGTTAATCAAAGTAGAAATAGTCATTTGTGTTGTGTTAACTATTTCACTTACATAATATGTTGTGCCGGCAATAATGTTACCAAATGTAGTTCCAGTAAATATAATAGGATCGTTAACACTAAAATCATCAGTTGAAGAAACAGTTACTCTATTATTAGATGCAGTGGTTGCAGTTGCAGTAGTTGATAATGGATCTTGTGTTTCTGAAATAGTAAACGTTTGACTATTAATAACAGTTGTTATGTAATATACGTCATTTTCAATTACCCCACCAAACACAGGCTCAGTTACACTATACTTAGTAAAGAATACAGGCAAGTTAGTATAAAATCCTTCAGTTCCTCCTGTACCTATTAAACTCATAGGAACAGTTAACGCATTAGTACCTGCTTGGGTAGCTGTTACTTCAAGTATGCCGGGATAGTTAACAGTTAATACAGCAGTATCTACTACTTCGCCTGCTAAACATTTTAATCCAGCTGCAGGAATAGTTGCGTTAGTTAAAGTTACTGTGCCGCCACCTTCGGTTAATGATACAGTAAAGTCTGTATCATTAATAATTGTTTTAACATAATAAGTAATATTTTCTTGTAATCCACCAGCAACCGCACCAACAAACTTAACAGGCATGCCTTCATAGAAACCTATTGTTGATCCTGAAGCATTTGGATTAGCAGAACCATCATCTAGAGGTATCAATCTAATTGCATTAGTAGCTAATATCGTGTTGCCTACGTTACGTTCTAATGAAGACCAAGTTAGCTGTCTATCATTGTCAACATCTGTGATTTCAAACGCAACACCTTGAGCACTTGCTAATACTGATGAGATAGGAGGTAATACACTTTCTAATTGCATTGACGAGCTAGAAACACTTTCGCTATTAAAATAACTACCAGCAAAGAATGATCCGTAATATGTGCCTGCTCTCCAATCTTGTACTTGTGAAGTATAAGTTGTTCTATCAAATCTTAGTGTGATATTATTTTCTCTAATAGGAGACGCAGAAGTGATCGCAGAGGCTTTTGCTCCTAAACTAATAGTTAACTGATCATCTGTTCCGATATCAGATATTTGTATTCTGTTTGTATCATTTATAGCGTCACTGTAGTTAGAGTAAAACGCAACTATAGCAGTTGGTGTTGTTTCTAATACATTGATATAGTACCATTGATTATTAGCTAAACGACCGACCCCAGCATCACTTTGTTTAAACAGTACTAAGTCTCCGGTAGCTAAGTTAGGACCATAAACTCTTATTGTGTGTAATGTTGAGTTAATATCAGCATTAGTAAATGATATTACTACTGAAGGATCTATTCTAATTTCAGGAAGAACCATATATCCCTGACCAGGATCTATTACGTTAATACTTAAAACTGAATCTAAACTCATTACTGCTTCAAATACTGCTTCTGTAGTAGGAGCAGGATACAAATCAAGATCAACGTATGCAGTTACTCTAGGAGGATCAACATAACCTTTTCCTCCATTTAGAACAATTACTTCAGGTAAATCAATAAAGATTTTTTCATTAGGGAAATGTTGAGAAATAGCTGTTCCGTTTAGTCCTCTTTGTAGTCCTGAAACTAAGTTAAGTGCTCTGTCAACTGAAGAGTAAGCTATTTCTTCGTTACCTATTCTAATTGTACCATTGATTGGGAATCCTTGAGCATTGTCTACAAACATAAACGATGAACCCAAAGTCATGTAAGAAACTAATGTAGTGATCTCATAATTACTTTCACCGGTTAAGCTTACTCCCTTATTTTGAAACCATTGTGTGTATGGAGCAGTTTGCCAAATATCGTCAGTATCTACGTATTCATTATCTTGATTAGGATTAGAATATACTAATGAAGGAGTAATAAACTGATTTACTGATTTATCATACTGAGCAGGCAAATCAAAGTCTGTAATATTACCATCAAATGTGTCTATTCCTGTATACTTAAATACAAACTCTTTTACAACCACATGATAAGGTTTAACTTCGTTAATGTATCCTGCTAAAAAGTCTTGATTATCAGTTTGAAACACTTCTATTGGTTTCAATTCTCTTATAGTATGAGCCACATCTACTAATGAAGTTTTGTTTAACCAAGGTAAATAGTTTTGAGATTCAGTACTTTCACTTTGAATGTAGTCAAATAATAATATCAATCCTTTGTTTCTAAACAACAATAATTCATCAATATAAATTTGTTCGTTCAATGCGCGAATGATATATCTAGTTTCTTCACTTGGATATTCATCATATGAACTAGTATCAAAGAAGTTATCACCAAATCCAAGTCTTGCTTCAGCATAATCCCAAAGAGTCAAGTTAAATTCAATAGTTCCATTTTCTAAACCGATACGAGTCCAAATGCTGTTTCCATCATATCTGTAAACTTCAAACTTACCGCTACCATTGTTTTCTACAGTAACAATAGTGTCTGTTGCTACAGATAAGGTAGACAGATCGGCGTACAATGGAACTTGTATAGCTGACTTAGTGTTGTTGTCGTATCCAGTTGTCCACCAGTTAATATACTGCCAGTAGTCTGGTGTATTGTAAAATTCTCCTTGAGCAAACAATAAAGATATGTCAGGTCTAATTTCACTGATCGGATACTGAGCTAATACTTCATTAGCATATGTTAAGTAATTCTTTAATGCTAGGTAACGATTGTAAAAGAAACTTTGTCTTGGTCTAGCTAATACACCAGACTGAACTGCTTTTGGTAAGTACGGGTTAGGTACTACGCTTCCTTCTTCATCTACTCCAGCCAAACTGTCTAACAGTCTATCATAAAGACCTATAGGTTCTGCGTTGCTTCCTAATTTAGGTAGTCCAGGTAAAAAGTCATCAGCAAAATCTTCTTTAATTAATGTATATTCTGAGTGTGCTTCATCATCATTTGTACCATTAGCATACCCTATATGGAATACGCTATCATTTGCATTAATATATTCAGCACAGTTATAAAGAGCAAATGAATTATCTCTTAGCGGAGCAAAAAATGCGATACCAGAATTCTTAGGATTGCTGATGTAAGATTCAAGTATTGTATCAGATAATGTTTTTCCTTCTTCTCTAAAGATTATATTTGAATTTCTTACCCAGAAATAATAAACAGGAGTAACTATATTAGAAGAATCTATTATACTAGAAACAGTATATCTAGTGCTATCTTTTGGTGTGCCGGGGCCTTGATAATCTCTAGGAGAAACATTACTTACTACCCAAGTATAAACAGCAACATCACTACCAGGAAATACTGTTCCCCAATATTTGCTGTTGTATACTAAGTCATTTTGATGGTAATTTACAAAACGAACATTAGTAGTATCAAACCATACTTTACCAACTTTTTCAGGGCCCCAAATTAACCCTGACTGAGGATCAAAAATCTCATCACTGTTATAATTAGCAGGGTCAATTGAAGTAACATAGTTTATGTTTTGTCTTACAGATCCTAATAGTTTACCCTGTAATGGATCAATGTAATCAAGATTTATCAATGTGTTATTTGTTTCAGCACTAAAGAGTTGTGCATTCTGGATGCTATCAATGTTTACTATAGGCGCAGAATTTCTGTATATTGACCAGTCTTTAATACCTGATTCATTTTCGTAAATAGTTACTTGACCGTCTACTGAGTCTGGTAAGAAGTTAGGTGTGCCTATCATTACTACATTGCTGTTGAAATCTAAAGCAGTGCCATAAAGTGGATTGAAACCGTATACTATGTCTTTGCTGTTTACAGACTGTGCATAAACAAACTCACCGATATTAGTTAAGTTCTCGTTATAGTTTGAAATGTAATCAAACATATAAACTGCGCCGGCATTTGGTGCAGTATCTATAAACTGTGTAGCGTTGTTGTCAAAAATAGTATCGTTTGTAAAATCTTCGTCATCAATAAAATCAAACGTAGTACCTTCATAACGAGTAGCTACTGGTGCGCTAATCACTACAGAATCATATTCGTTGAATTGAACTACTGATCCAAACTGAGTAGGTCCAAATTCATGCGGGCAGTTAATAACTTGTGTGTTAGTATATATTTCAATACCTAGTTCAGTTAATGTAGTGGTATCAACCGCTGTTATTATTAGTTTCTGATTAACCTGAGTTAGATCAGTATTAATAACTTGAATCATTAGTTTATTATCTACAGTAGCCGCTGCTTGAATGTTAGTAATATTAGCAGAATTAATAGCATTAGCTACAACTGTTGCGTTTCCTATTGGCACGTTAACAAAGTATCCGTTAATTAGTAAAGGACGAACAGCAGTAACATTACATTCGTTTACTCCAGTTACTAAACCAAATTTTGCTCCAGCATTTGTAAATCTATAAACAGCACCTTCTTGGTTTTCGTCACTAATTTCAAAAGGAGATCCTATTAATATTTCAGAACCTGATTGAATAGTATCAAGTGAATAACCAAACTGAGTGCCTACTCTATTATTATAATTTGATGTAAAGGTCTGCGCGTAAGTAAACTTACTATCGCTTACTGTGATAATATCACCTGCTGTCAATGTACCTGAGTAAACGAACGTACTACCTATCACACCATAGTTGTTATCTTGAACTATTACGCCGTTTCTAGATACGTATAATGGTGAGGTTTGCACGGTAGCAGTTACGTTAGAAACAGATCCTACGGTAGATATTGCCTCAGGAGTAATAGATGATCTTGAAGTTTTTATTGTTATATCAGATCCTGCAATACTTCTTATGTAGTAAACACTATTTCCTTGAATACCGGTACCAAGTAAACCAGTACCGCTAAAGATAATAGGATCATTAACTGCTATTCCAGATACACTGTTTAATGTGATCAAGTTTCCTGTGGCATTAGTAGCACTTACTGTTCGTGATACTGTTATAGGTGTCCATGCTAATTGGAAAGTTTGTCCTATTGTATTAAACTGAACTTCAATATTTTGAACTGCTCTAGAAAATGCAAAAGCACTTCCCCAGTTAGCAATGTTGCCATCATAGTCTTTATCAGGAGCGCCCACTACCATCACATCACCATAGTAGTTTGTAGTAATAGACTTGCTAAACTTATCAGTTGATGATACTAAGCTTAAAGCTACTCCGTTGATTATTGTTGACGCTTTGTAAGTGATCTGAGTTGCTGCACCGGTGCCGGTACCTACTCCTGTTGCAACAAACGTGATACCTACTTTGCTTTCAATCGCACCAATTAATGTAAAGTCAGTAGTACCTAAGTCAGTGATAACATAAGTTTGTCCGGAAACAAAATATCCTGCATTAAGCAATATGTTTTGTTTCTGATAAACATGTACCTTATCGTTTGCAATATCAGAAATATATAACCAATTTTGGTCTCCGGAAATAGCTAGTTCGCTACCCCAATCTGTTACTCCGCCGGGTGCAGCGATTGTTTGATAAAGAACAAAATCGTCTGACAACTGACTATCATTAATTACATATACATGAACTTCTGAAGCAGTAGTAGGTTCAGAAATTACATAAGTGTTTCCTGCATAAACGATCTTAGAACCAAATGATGTTCCGCCGGTTAGTGTTTCTACGATAAAGTAATTGTTAGCAGAATCTTGAGCGTAACGATAAACTTCGCCTGCACTAGCATCGCTTATTAAATACCCTGCTTGATCAGTGTACGCAACTGCGCTACCAAATGTAGTGCTGTTAGTTTTTGTTACTTCATTATTATACTGATAGTTCAAACTCTTTCTATATACAGCCCAACTACCGTCAGTGCTTTCGTCTACCCATACAGTATTTTTTACAAACTCTGTATCCAGTAGCGGTAGGTTATTAATACTAGCAGGATTGCTTACTCTTTGTGATTGGAATGTTAAACCAATACCTTGACCAGTGCTTGCAATTTCAGTAGCTACCGGTAAGTTAATAATCACTTCATTCAAGTTAACTATGTTAGCTACTATGTAATATCCGTCTACGTTTGTTGCATAGTTTATAATAGACAGAGGTTGCAGTCTTACTAAACCGTGAGGTTGAGCAAATGTTATTGTAGCAGTATTGTTTAGATTACTTCTTACTGCTATTACTCTACCAACAGATGTCCAAGCTAATACATCCCAGTTTCCTAGATAGTTAGCTAACCAAGCGTAGTCTCTTACATAAAAATCATTAATAAGTACAGGCTCATTATTTTTATCTCTTGCTACTGGTAACCCTGAATAGAAATAAGAAGACATTTTAACATCATCAAAGTTTACATATCCAGCATCAGGATATACTTGTGTTGGAGTAGAAGGATCAATAGTACTTAAAATATTAGGAGAGTCAATAGGTCTAGCATAATTGAACAAACTATATATAGGCACTTCTTGTTGAGAACCCGGAGTATAAACACCGTTAGTCAAGCTAACAATTGATGGATTACCTGTTAGATATTGTTCGTTGATTTTAAAATCTACAAAGTTTTTGTTTAATAGTCCACCAAACTCACCGCTTTTAATAGCCCAGTTTTCATAGACTTCATATTCAATACCACCTTGCGGTAAGGTAGCTCCTCTAAATGCTTCTATCGCATTACGAGTACCTTTGTTTTTAATCAAGTTTTGATAAACGTTAATCTGAGTAATATCAGTTAAGTCTACTAATGCCATGTAGTCACGAGGTCTGTAACCTATCAGTGAGAATCCTAATAGGTCTGCATCGTTTTCTAAGTTAGCTTTGTTAGTGTCATAATATAACGCACTTTCATATGATCTAGTTGAAGAGTTAGGTAATAATCCTTTTTGAATTTGATCGTAATCGGTTTCTTTCCAATCTCTTTCATTGAAAATATTGCTAGGCTCAATTACTTTTAATGCAGTCCAGTATTTGTTTTTATAAAGTACAATTGATCCTTTAGTGTACTTGACTGCTCTTGACCATTCTTTTATGTTGTCTTGATTTAATATAAATCCTGAAGCGGTAATAGTTCCGTTCCATTCAGCGGTTTTAGTTCCTCTTACATATATTCTGTTTTGTCTTAACCCAGTAATTAAATTGTATATAGTATCATTAAACAATGTAGTATTATCAAATACCACAGCATGTTCAAAGTTACTTAAATTAAACTGTCCATAAGAAACAGTGTCACCTTGATTAAGTGCGGTAACACTAAACTCAGTACCGTTTCTAAACACGCTTAAGTCTTTTGCTTGTATTGGATACAAGTTTTGATTCAATACAAAATTAGTATTTTGTACAGTAAGCGGTTGAACAATTGAACTTTCTTTGTCAATTTTCAATGTTTGAGCAGATGGATTTAATAAAAGAATACTTCCTACTTCCCAGCCAGTTTGTGACCAGTATAAGAATTCACTGATCATTTGATCCCAGTTAACTTCTATTCCACCTAAGACATCGTTGAATATCATACCTTGTGAAGTTAGATATGCACCGTAACTAGACAAGAACTGTGCTACTTCTTGTTCGCTATAAAACTTAGCACCATAAGGAATTAATAATTCGTTAGCAGTATAATCAACTGCAACTTTTACCTGAGCATCTTCAACTTGAATGTTATTGTATTTACCATTGTTTACTGGCTTCAATACTTTAAAGTATGCATTAGTTTGTGAATTACCAAATACAGTATAACCATCCTGTGTTATTTGTATTACAACTCCTGAGTATACAATTCTATCAAACGGTTGATTATCATAAAGAAGCAATGAATAACTTTCGTCTGGAATTAACAATGATGCGTTTCTACTGTTTGGAGTTCCTTTTTCTACATAGAACTTTAGCAAGTTTTTATCGCTATACCCAGCCAAACGATAAATTAATCTTACATCAAGGTTATCAAGTAAGTTAGTAATATTTTCAGTAGCATTTATTCCTATTTGCTTTTCGTAATCAACTATCCAGTTAATATAACTTGTTTTTGCAGTACCTGAACCATAGATTTCAACATCACTTATTACTAAATGACTTCTGTTGTTTACCAAGTATTGATTAAACTCTAAGTTATATTTGTAGTTGTCTACATCTACTCCCAAGTTAAAGAAGTTAGCAGGTTTCATTAATGCAAATATTCTCATCAGATCAAAAGGATATGCTGAGCTTCTACGATAGCTTAATTCAACCGGGGCATCATCACCCACTTTCCAATCTCTTTGGAATGTATTAGGGTTGTAGTTTCCTACTATTGCAACAAACGGAGAAACTAAATTACCTGCACTGTCTACTGGAATGATATTAGTTAAGCCAGGACGAGCAACTGTTTCAACTGTAATAGGTACTCCGTCATTCCAAATTACACCCTGTTCTAAATCATTCCAAAGAATTAAGTTATCACTAGTATAAGGCGCAGGACCATATCTTTCTGTCCACCAAGTTGGTTGATCAGTAAAACCTAACATTTCCCATGGCGTAGCATTAGGGGTTGTAGTATCATAAAAGTATTGATACACACCTCTCCAATAACCTTGCTCAATCGGTGTATTAGTTAATTTGTTAGCTGCATTGGTGTAATTGTAAGTAAATTCATTTACTTTAGAAAAAACCTGAGTTTTGTAATTTAATCTGTTTTGCCCTACCCAGTTTAAGAAACTTTCACTATACATTTGCAAGAATTCGCTATATGTATAGTCGGTATCTCTAAAGAATCCCGGTAGCACTTCATATGTTTGAATAGGTACAGTGCTGCTTAATTTTAAGTTGTTATAAATTCTTGTTTCAAATTCTAATAAGCCCTGATCTCTAAAGTCTTCTAGAACACCCAAATTAGTGTTATAAGATCCGTATAACTTATTATAAGAACCATCGTGTCCTTTAATAAAATATGTTGGTTGAGTATAAGCAGTGTCTAACACTACTTGAGGAGTATAAGCAGGATATAAACCTAATTTTGTTGGTGTGTTAGGAACATAACTACCATAAGTTTGATTATATTCTTTAATAGTAATCTTGTCACCCGCAATCAAGTCTAACGTAACAGTTAGTGACGGGGCATCTTGACTTATAACATAGTCTTGATTAATAATCAATTGTTTCTGTATAGTTACACCGCTTATTATTCTTGACAAATAAACAATAACACCATTATAGTTAGCAGTAGCAAAGTTATATGTTGTAGTTAAGGGATAAATGCTTGTATCTAAATTGTTTGCAAAAGTATAAGTGTTGCTTCTTAATGGTGACTTAGCAGGTAACATGTCGCTCCAAAAGAACGCTTGTGACTCACTTTTAGCCGCAGTAATAATATCAATAGCTTGATCTAGTATTTCTGAAGGCGTGTATCGTTGTACATATTCTGCATTATTAATAGTATCTACTAATAGATTTTTAAACTTAGTATATTCGTTGCTATTAAATTGTAACGCATCAAACAAGTTGTGATTTGTTTTACGCAAGAATGTGCCGGGTAATACTAAAGAAGCACTATTTTGAATTATGTTAGTTCCATATGGAACTAAGTTACCTAAGTCTCTATAATTGTTTGATCCAAATACTTGACCTAACATACCGGGAGCATTTACATAAATGTCTCTGTATTGTAATCTAATATCACCAACGTTAACTGTTTCTAAGTCTTGGTTAAATGGATTGTTACTTAAGTTAACAGGTATTGTATAATATGCTTGATTACTAACTTGGTTACTTAATATTAAAACTTCAATTGGTGTATCACTATCCAATTCAGAAACGTCTAATAATTCAATGATCGTAGAATTTGCAGTAATAGTGTATGAATATTCACTTACGCACTGGCAAGCATTGTTTATGTACACCTGTACACTAGTCCAAGAATCTTGACCTTCTACTTCAGATATAGCAGCAATGTCGCATACAAATGTTGTACTAGGATTATCCTTTAGATATGTAAATTGAAATACTTGATACTGCGCACTAGGTGCTACCGCGGTTTGCCAACCTAATTCTCTAGTATATTCAGTTCTGTCATCATAATTAAACACATAACCTGTGTTAACTTTTTGAGTTATAGGAGTAGTTCCAGTAACATAATCAAATGTATCAGTGTTTAACGAAACATCAAAACTAATATCACCTACATTATCAATAGCACTGTATCTTATAGGAAATCCTAAAATAGGATCATCGGTTCCAGAGCCTATGCCATAAGAAAATAATGTACAGCCGGCAAAAGAAGTACCTTGATAAATTGTTGGATCGCTAAAACTTATACCGTTTTCATCAAATACATCAAATAACGGTGCTTGATTTACAGTAACTTTTTCTTGTGCTGTGATCCAATTATCGTTACTAAAATAATAAGTATTACCTTGATTATTATATCCTCTAGTAATAACTGCTTGATCATTTTCTTCACACAAACCATCCTGAGCTTCAGTTAATGTAATAACCGGTACTGATGATGGGGATAATTGAGAAAGTGCAACAACATATATTTTATTGCGTACATTCACATCCGTGTCTGCTGCAAATATAATTCTTGCTCCAGAGAATATAGAGTAATTATTAACTGTAGTGTCTGTTGCAATAACGGCTACACTAGTAGCTGAGCCAACAGATTGTGATACGGCCCAAGACACTGTTAATACAGTGTTATTACCTGCTATGGTTATATTTGTAATTTGTGTGTTGTTAGGTAAAATATCTAAGTAATCACTAATATACTGCCCAACTTGGAACGTTCCTACAATATCAGCAGTAGGAATAGTAATAGTAGTTGATGTTCCTACAACAGATGCTATAGATACTGTATTTTCTGTATATACTTCTACATCAGGAAAATAATTGTTTAATCCTGCAATTTGCGATAGTGCATCAGTTGTTCTTTGATCAATGAAATCTACTGCATCTTTGCCACGAGTACCTGAGTTGAATAATCCTAAATTAGGATAAAATTCAATAATAGGTCTTCTTGCTTTATTTTCTGCTTTAGCGAATTCAGTAACTATTGATGGATTATTATTATAAATCGCAGTTTGATTAATTACTTGCGAATGAAACCATCTGTTGCTTCTAGACCAAGCATTTTTGTTTATTGCGTTTCTAGCAATAGTAATATAATCTAAATCTGTTGGTATAAACAAATCACTATCAAAGTTTGATAAATCAAACGGAGTAGTATCAAACGGGACAAAGGTACTTGTAGTAAAATCTTCAGGTGATACTAATGTTTCAACTGAAATTAGTTCTATTGCCGAACCTACACCTTCTACGTAATATTGTCCGGATAAGTATCTTGACGGGATAACGTCACCGTCAAATTCTACTTTTAGTCCATTAGTAAACACAACACCATTTGTTGAAGTGTAATTCTTTTTACCTAAAATATCAGTTTCTACATTTATAGTATTCGTGGTATTATTTTCAATTATTCTAATAATACCTACTTTGTTTGCAGAAGTACCATCTTGATAGTAAAGCTGATCAAGCGGTGCAGTAATATAAGGTACTAAAGAAACAACACCTAGCGTATTTCTATAAAATTGTCTGTCAATCCAAGTTGAGCCGTACGTAGCTGTTATTTTTTGTTCAGTTGGTATTAAACCGTCTGGTATTAATCTTATAATTGGATTTGTAGGATCTGAGGGATCTACTACATAAGTAATTCTGTAAAAGTTTTCACTAACTGTTGTATAGAACCCTTCTTCATACAATCCTTGATTTGCGTTAGCGGTCATTGTTCCGCTATCAGTAGTAAGCGGAAAAGTTGCTCCACCTAATGTATCAGAAATAGTAAATTCCGTAGAACTGTCTACACTTTTAATATAATAAATTGTACCTGCTGTTACTCCACCAAATACTGGATTGTTAAATGTAATAGTATTGTTAACTACTAGCTGACTAGTATTTCCAGTTGATAAAGTAAATCTATCAGTTGATGAATTAGAACTTCCTATTGTAACTACTAAAGGAGCTACTAATGCATTATCATTCGTATCAAATGAAGTTTCATCGTAGTATGCAGAAATATAACCAATCTCATTAACTACACCTGTGTCATAAAACATAACACGTAAGTTGTTCAATGAAGTAATACTATCAATTGACCCTAATGCTGACAACGGAGCACCGTTGACATCTTCAAATGGTAGTGTGCTTATCACATCAACTAAGTTGTTACCGGGGAATATAAACTCATCTTGTGCATCTTTACTAGGTACTGTAAAAGTAACTACACCCTGAGTAGCTCCGTTATTACTAACACCATATACATCTCGTACCGGCAAATTAGGTTGAGTAGGACTGAATCCTGATACACCGGGTTCTCCTTGTATCCAAAACTGTGATGGCTGATTTACTGTAAATCTATACGAACCACCTCTTAATAAAGTGATAGTAGGATTGGTACTGCCAGCAGAAGCTCCCAGTTCTCTTATATTATAACCATTAGCTAAATCAGTAACTATATAATCATTGGTTGAATAGACTAGTGCAGAAGACACAGTTACTGCGGGAGGACCAGTAGGTATCCAGTAATATTGATTGTAATTTACTATTTTGTCAAAATCAGTAAATGAATCCCATGAATAAATCTGACTTTCAAACAGTCTTGAATTATTATTAGTAATTCCTCCCTGCAATTCTAGTGCATCTAAAATACCGGGATAGCTAATAAAATCTTGAGCAGTTGACTGATTAGTTTTTGTAAATACAACACCGGGATCTAGTTGATAGTCTGTTCTTGTTTTATTTGGTTCTGTTACATAATAATCATTAGCATTAACACCATAACCTACTTTACTACCAATATATCCTTGTATCTTTTTTGTGATAGGAGGATTTACTAGCTGGTCTAGTGTTGCTGACAAAAACTCAGTGTTGGTTTTTGTTTGAAAAATTTCGGGAAGAAAATTAAGAGTTCTTATTCTTGTCATTTTTAATGATTACCTACCAATTTGTAACTCAGCGGGAGTTAATGCCGCTACTACCAATACATCATTTGCTACTGCCCCATTTGCAAAAATCTCATAAGGCATGCACTTTATTTCGTATAAATCACCAAAACGCTTGCTAGGATCATTTGGTACTAATACAGCAGAACTTATTAATTCTCCGCATTCAGCATGTAGATATGCACTTAGTTCTGAGAAAAAGAACGTATCTCCAAAATTCCAATTGTTAATATTAAAATACTCATTCATTGCTGTTAATACTGCACTTCTGATTTCACTATCACTAGCATTAGTTTTACTTTGTTTAATTACCTTTATTGTGGCTCTTAGCGCAGGTTCTGCTTTAGGACCAAATAACGGTTTGAATACAACACTATTTAACACCACAGAATCCGACAACATTTTGAAATTCTGAACTTGTGAGTACTCTTGATTTAGTTGATTGATCGTTGGCATATCTGGCATAGGTATTGTGTTAGTTGAATCTTGAATCCAATTTTGATACGCAGTATAATAAGATTGCGTAACTACATAAAGATCAATAATATTAGTAGTAGCTGGATCTATTCTAGTAGTATTATTAGAATTATGTCTGTATTGAAAAGACAATCCTTGTCTACCCGGTTTTACTGAGTATTCAAGTTGTTCTACTAATACATATGAAGGTATAGTTACCGTTTGATCTTGTACTGATTTGTAAAACTTATTCTCTGTATATGCATAAAATAATTGTCCTAGAGGATAATCATATTTTACAACTTCTACTTGAGTTTTAGTAGCAAATTGATACACAACGTCAGTAGAAGGAACAATAACTTCTCTTGATAAATTAATAGCATCTTGAATTAATCTAAAGAAAACATATATTCCTATATTTGAACCCGTATTATCGTAACCAGTAATTTGCTGAAAGAAATCTGGATTTAAGATTAACTGACTGTTATTAACATCAGTAGCCGCAATTTCAACTTGGAAATCATCTACATAACCGTCGGATTGAACAGTTTGTCCTAAAATATTAACTTTTACATCTTTACCTAAACTTTGTGAAGAATTAGGCTGAGAATTTACTTGTAAAACATTAATAAAGTCTTGAATAATTTTTCCAGTAAACGGATCGTATACTAACTCATCTCGTGCAAACGTAAATCTAGTATCCGCAACACTACCAAAGTAATAAGTTAATGACTTAAGTGTAACAGTATATCTACCTGATCCCATACTTTGAAATTTAACAAAATAATTCTCGTCGGTTATAGGTCTAATAGTCCATCTTTCTTGATTTATAGTAAGGGCGTTATTGAATACTAATGTAAAATTCTGTTCAAGTTCCATACGAACTACACACTCATTAATTAAAGTAGCAGATAATGAGTTGTCAAAAACAGGTATAACGCTAACTAATATTGATCCTGAAGGAACATATCCGTTTAGTGTTACGGGTCCTGTTCCATTAGCGAAACCACCTTCGCCGTTATTACTACCGTCTCCTATAACGTTTAATACAGTAGTCCAAATAAAATATTGTTCAGAATTTGCGGGGATCCCTGCTACCAATCTATTGTTGGCATCATAGTAAAATCCTGACGGTGCACGAAATCTTAAAATTGATCCAGTAGTAACATACTTTGCATTAGTAGTAGTAAAGGTTCCCAACGAAGCGGGAGTATTATTACTACCAGATATGTTATAAAAATATCCTGATTCACTAGAAGCATCTACTGAACTAGTTTGCCAATATACCCAAGTGTTGTTAGGAGCTACTTGTGTATTTGTAATAGTATATCTAGGATAATTCTGAATGTAATACTGATTAGCTTTATTTTCTGCAAGAACAGACGCAAGTGTATTATTAAAGAATGCAATAATATCACTTATGTTATCTATAGTAAGTTCTAAAAATCCGTCAGTATCGTTTTGATAAAGAGCACCATCTGAACCAAACGAATTAGTACTTGAATATTTTCCTGTTGGGTCTAATAAGTCAAAGTTTTTAGAAATACCCACTGAACTACGATTAATTGCTTTACTTTTTATAATAGAACTATAAAGAGTATAAGGGAAGTTGTTGTAGTCTTCACCGTTTACCATTCTGTTTTGCGTGTAATAACGAGTAGGTGCTCGTTGTTTAATTTCTGATAAAGGCTCTCTAACTTGCGCGTTAGATACAGCAAGTGGTAACTCTAATCCCAATGTTAGTGTTTCATTTCTTCCTTGACGATTCACATAAGTAAACGCTACCGTAATGCCTTGCATTTCTGACGGGTCAATTACATATGTTTGAGCGTTACTAGAACGTACATATGCTCTAAATAATCCTACCGGTACTTCAGAAAATACGCCATCACCGAAAATATAAGTAACTTGATCGTTAAATCTAGAATTTACTGAAAATATTTTTTTGTCAGAAAACTCTGTTTGTAGGTATGCGTCTGCATAAACGTTGTCAACTTTTCTCCAAAGTGTTCTATCACCATTGTTATTGTTTAACTGATATAACCACGTGTCTGTATTATTAACACCTTGAATACTACCTATATCTACTGTTTGATTTGATATTTGTTGTTCTAAATTAAAATCAAAGTTTTGTAGTGTCCCTTGTTTGAAGTAGAAAAAGAATCCAGTTTCAGGACTACCGTATCCCAACTTGTCATTACGATATAAAATGTTAAATCTACTACTAGGGTCAGGTGGAATTTCGTATATATAATCTTCACCTAAACTAGTTACAGATACTAACTCAAAACTCATGTTCTGTCCATCTACTGAAGAAGTAAACGGAGCAATGGGCAAACTATTATCAGGAATTTTTATTGAATATTCGTTTGTTGTTACATTCACTATGTCAGTAGAATTACCCGGTCTACCTATGCGTTGAGTATCAACTAGAGTAGCATTGATAATAGTGTTGAATTGTTCTAACCAATTTGGATTTGCTGGGTCATTCCAAAGTATAGGTATATTATTTAAATTAACACCATTGATGTCTAAAAGATTTTGTGTAGTTTGGATACTAGTAACTTTCAAATAACCTTGAGCGGCTAAGTTTCTTTTAGGAGTATAGCTTACTAAGTTTGCTAACTTGATTACTGAGTCTCTGCGTTCAGCAGTGTCAATAAAGTTTTCACGAGAGTTTAAGTCGTTTCTAAAAGCAAGACCCTGACCCATATAAGCCATAACGTCAAGCAGAGCAATAAACTCTGAACTTTCAATATAGTCGTTAAAAGTTTCAGGATAATATAATTGCAAATAGTCTATAAAACTCTTTCTAAGAGTTTCATAGTCATAGCTTCTAAAATCCGCTTCTCTGAATGTCTGGTAAATCTGCTTCCAGTCATTGACTCCAAAAAGTCCGCTTTGTCTAGATGATGTTGCCATAATAAGTCTCGGTTAATATATACTATATTTATCATTTTGAAAAACCGAGAGTTTTATGATTTATTAAATTCTAGAGGCTACACTAGTATCTTGATTAAAAAATACATTTAAAACTAATGCTTGATTGAATGGAGTTACTGCCATTTCTACTTCTATTAGTATACCGTTGTCACGAGGATAAATATTTACATAGTTAAGTTGAAGTCTTGGATCTAAACTAGCAACTCTTCTGACTTCAGTTTCTAACTGCTGCTGCGTATCAAAATTATTAGGCTCAAATACAAAACTCCAAAGAGTAGTTCCATATCCTGGTTGTCCTACTTTTTGTCCTAAGGGTATATTAAGTGCATTTATAAAGTCTTGAATAACTAGTTGACTATCCACCATTCTAAACTTTTTACCAAATACGATAGGATCAGTTATACCGCCGGTGCCGGCATCACTACCGGGCCTAGCGTTAGTAGTTTTTGGTTTGTCTGCATTTATTGTACTGAATCCGATGTATGTTGGCATGATGTATTTATTCTTTTATTGTTGGTTACTTATTGCGTCTATTCTTGCTTGATAGTCTCTTTTCTTAGCAAATAGTGCATCAAGTTTTGCTTGTACTTCATCTTTTTTACGTTTAACTTCGGGATCGCCGGCTGGAGAATTTTGCTCTTCTGTTAATACAGCTATACCCTCTGTTTGTTTTACCCTTAATATTTGTATATTTACACCCTGTATCTTTTCTCTAAGATCAATTATTTCTCTGTCCACTCGTCTTATATCAGTTAAGCTTTGTACAGCCTGTCTAGAAACTTCTCCAGTAAAAGTTGGATTAGGTATTCCTGGATCTCCTAACAATGAAACTGTTTTCTGATTGATAGATTCTCTGTTAGTAGTGTTTACTGCAACTGATAATGTTCTAGATTTTCCTTTGCCGCCAAACAATGATTTTACAGCAGAAATAGCAGACATTGCACCAGCAATAGATCCTATCGGCAATCCTGAAAGAGATTTTGCTAGTCCACCTGATAATCCACTAGTTATACCTCCTAGTCCACCTGTTAAGCTACTAGTTATACCTCCTAGTCCACCTGTTAAGCTACTAGTTATACCTCCTAATCCGCCTGTTAAGCTACCGGTTATACCGCCTAGTCCACCTGATAATCCGCTAGTTAAACTGCTCAAGTCACCTGGTAATTTTGGAAGAGGTAAATTATTCATTGCAGAGCTAAAAGATCCAGTGACTAATGACGATATTTGACCAGATCCGGGAATGCTAGTTAAATTTGGTAATGCTTTATCAGTAAAAGATGCAATTGATTTCAATCCACCGGGCATATTGATTATCCCGCTAGCTATATTAGTAGATTCCAAGAGTGAAGTGCCAGTGAATCCCTGTAATGCTTGAGCACCTAACGAACTAACGGGATTTAATTTACTAATAACATCTGCGCTAGCTTGCCCTACTACATTAGAAAGTGAATCAGAAACTATTTGCTGACTACTAACCGAAGTACCTAAATTAGTAGCTACTCCAGCTCTGAAAGAAGGGAATGACAAGTTTATTGCAGAAAATGTAGAGCCCACAATACCGGTATTACTTGCTATCGGGCCACTAATACTTGGTGATATAGACATCGCATTTACTGCTTGTGAAATTCCGCCGAAGCCTTCTATTGTGTTTGTTGCTTCTGTCACAGATGCGGTAGCTAAACCTATGTCTCTTAGTACAGAAGAATCAGTAGTATTTTTATTAACTACAGTTCTTACTGTAGTTACTGTGTTACTTAAACCAGAGTTAACACCTGAAAAAACCACTCCTGCTATTTGACCTGATGTTTCTCTTCCTGTAATTACACCCGTATTAGTTAACGCTGTTTGTGATTGTCGCAGTGTTGTAACAACCGTGTTAGTTTGAGATTGTATTTGTCTAGTATAGGTACTTAAATTCTCTGCACCAGAGTTACCAGTAAACAATGTACTTGGCATAGCCTGCGTAATATTAGCCCCTGAACTTACTAATGAATTAATTAGCCTATCTGATCCCGGTTTCAAGACACCAGCACTTGCTAGTTGCGCCGGGCTTTGTGCAAATGCTCCTATCGCAGCGATTCTTGACGAACCCACATTTACTACGGATGCTCCTCGTTGTATAGCCGAAGATAGAGGTCCTGAAGCTGCTTGCTGAGCAGTAGCACCTATTAGTGCAGTAGTAGCTGAACTGTTTAAAGATTTGCTAATGGCTCCGGCAGTAGGCGAGGACAATGCAGTTGCTAGTCTTGCCGGCACAGCACCTGTTCTAAGTCCTGCTTGTACTACATTAGATAAAGCTGAACTAGGACCCTGAGGTAGTTGTGAAGAAGAACTTAGATCAACCTTTATGTCTACTCCTTGACCTGCATGAGCCCATGGCGCGTGAGCAGGTGCCCTAGATGTTACACTCATCAACTTACCAGGCGCTGCGGTAAATCCCTTTTGATTATCAAAAAGAGTATCAGTGTGCGCTATTAAAGGAGTAGGTGCTGCATCTAAAGGAATAATAGGAGATTTACCTGTGTTTAAATTTATTAGTCCTCCGTTTATAAAAGTTAATGCAGTACTTGAGAATGAAGCTATACCGGTAGCTTGAAGACTCATTGCTCCTAAAACTTTAGTTGTAACCATTCCTAAAGCAGAAGTTATTAAGTTCATACCTATAGATTGTGTTAATGATTTATCAGTGGCTATATTCATGTTTTCTGCATGAATATTTAAATTTTTAGCCGCGTGTATATTCAAGTCATTGTCAGCGTGTAAATTTAGATCACCGTGAGTTCTTAAGTTAATGGAATTTGTAGAGTAAATGTCTACTGTACCTTCTTTACCTAATTCTATATACGATTGTCCGTTGGAGTGTAGAACCATTAATGTTTGTCCGTCATCACTCATAAGTATTTGATGACCTTTTGCTGTTCTTATTCGGACTAACTGATCTCTACCTATAACATCACCGTCATCCATTACAATAGAATGTCCGCCGCGTCTAGATATCACTCGTAATTTTTGATCAATGTTTGTTGGGTTATTTTTTATATTTTCAGCAATTGTTTCATCATCAAAACCTCCTTCATATATAGGTCTACCGGGTGTGCTTACTCCCCATCCCACTCTACTAGAAGTTTCTCGTTGTGCGCTTGATGATATCGGACCTCTCACTGGATCTCTTATTATACCTTGCTGTTCCATGATAGCCGCTGTATAACTATGTACTGGTTTGGTTGCAGTTATAAAACCCGGCTTGTTAGATTCAGCTTGGTTATTTGTATTCATATTTGTAGTAGGTAGTCTGGGCGCCCCTCCGTAAGTAGAACCCTCGCTATCATTATTGAATGATACATTTTCTTGTTGATCGGTAAAAGTTGCACCAATAGCAGGAACCATATGTAAAGTTTCTGGGTCCGGTACGCACCCTATGTAAAAACCATAGTTTACATCCCCGTTAACAAAAACACAAATTACAGTAGTTCCTATATCGGGAGGGGCGTGCCACTCACCATATGACGATGGATTGTGTTTAAAATCTCCAGAACCCTCACTACTTGAAGTTGGTCTAACACTTCCAAAAAAGTTAGTCATATATCTCACAGTTACCCAACCAGAAGAATTCTCTGGATCTAAACTGTTTAAACCGGATATGTAAACTTTAAGCCTACCTGCCCTGACAGGGTCAATATTATCTTTTACTATACCAAACACAGGAGAAGACCTGATAAATGCTCCACCTGAGTCAGGTTTATATGCGTTCAATGTTCCTCTAGGTTTGAATACGTTTTCAGCCATTTTTTTAACCTTTAATCATCTGTTGTTGATGTTGTACCGAGTCTAAACGGTATTTGTATAGTAGATTCAGCAGGAACTGGATTAATTTGTGGTACTATATTAGTTACTAAGTTCTTAATAAATCCAGTATTGGACGTAGTTACATTACTGTTTGTTGTAGTGGGACCTGTTCCGGTAGTTTTAGGACCTATAGTAGAGTCAGTAAACTGGTAAGTCATTTTACATGTTAACACTTGTTTGAATACTCCTCCTGAAAAAGTACTGTCTACGTTTACTACTTGATAACTTATTCCTTTAATATTAGCTGTTTCCGGATAGTTCCAAAATCTAATTTGATCATTAATAGAAAGAGTGCCTGTATTGTAATTATAATCTTTTGCTTCTCTAAAATCTAATTCTATAAAAACTTGTCCGCCGTTAGCACTAATAGTAAAGTTGTTTGCTCCATAAAATTGATTGTAAACTTGATTAGGGCTATCTATTGTGTCTTCCATTAAAAAGTCCGGGTCGCCTAATATTGTTATCTTTGCCTCAGCAAAACTTTTAGGATCAGATAAATCAGTTAATACACTGTTTTCAGCAGCAAGGTTCGTATCTGTAGGGGCCCCGGTGTTATCTCCATTAACCGATTGAGTACCAAGAATACGAGGAGTTTCTGGTGCTATACCTGGACCTGAATTTTCATTTATATCCGGAAGATTATTTGGATTAAATATTATCATAAAATAATTGTTATCCAATCGCTGTTCGTATTCAAGCACTTCAGAATTTTGACCAGTATACCAGTATTCATATCGTTTACTAGGTCCATAATATCCTATGCCAGGATTAGCTAACGGATTAATAATAACAGGGGTATCATACTTTTGTAGTACGTATGTTATGATATAAGCATAGTCTTTTATTTTAGGATCCCATATACCACCAGAAACACGGGCGCTTAATGTATACCAAGAAAAGCTTTTACTAGAATTTGATATAATCCTTCTGTCGCGTTTAGTTGGATCAGGTTCAAGATCGGTAGTTTGTATTTGTCTTAACGCATCTGTCAGATAACTGCTTTGTTTTATTATTTGACTTATTCCTTGCATTATAGAAATTTTTTCAAAAGTAAACTCTTTTTTAGTAGGATCATATGCTGCTCCCTGGCGTTCATTTACCTGATTGACAGTCAGAGCACCACTGCCTGATGTTCTAAGTTTCTCTATATCACTATCATTAACTATAGATGCTTTTGCTATAGGATTATCTGTTGAATTTGGTGAATCT